ATGACCGATGAATCCCCGATCCATACAGTCCACAAGCGCGTTTGCCACACCTTTCTGAGGCACTGGAAGGCGCACAACAACGCCTATCCCAAGCTGATCAAGATGACGCCGGAAGAGCTGAGGCAGTTCAACATCGTTAACTCCTTCGGCAAGCCCAATGAGCTGTGGGGAGTCCCAATAGAAATCGACCCAACACCACGGGCGTGATGATTGCGGTCGATGGAACTGAAATGCCTCTGATAGAGGGGTACTGACCCATCCCGGGGCATCAGCATGCCGACCTTTAAAAATAAACAAAAATGCTTGCACTATACAAGCATTTTTGTTTATACTTGCACCATCGCAACAAAAGAAAGGTGGTCGTGAAAATCAGCGAATTCAAGCGGTGGCTTGAAGCGCAGGGGGTCAGAGTCCAGAACGGTACGAATCACTGGAGGCTGTACCACAACGGCAAAGCAAGCACCCTGCCAAGACACCCAAGTAAAGAGCTGAAGGAAGGCACAAGACGCGCAATCCTGAAGCAACTAGGAATCAACTAAGGAGGCAGGCCCGAAGGGGCCTAGCCTGAATTCCTGAGCTTCACGACCACTAAATGGGAAACAACATGCAAAAGTACCCTGCTCGCTTCGATCCCGCCGACGAAGGGGGCTACACCGTCAGCTTCCGGGATATTCCGGAAGCCCTTACCCAGGGGGATGATCTCGCGGAAGCTGAGTCAATGGCCCGGGACGCGCTGGTCACAGCCATGGACTTTTATTTTGAAGATGGCCGCGCAGTACCCGCGCCCAGCAAGCCCGAAAAAGGCGAGCGCCTGGTGGAACTGCCCGCCAGTGTCGCGGTCAAGGTGGCCCTGCTCAATGCCCGGCTGGCCACCGGTGCGCGCCCTGCAGACGTGGCCCGGGCGATGGGTGTGAAGCCCCAAGAAATGACCCGCGTTTTTGACTTGGGCCACGCCACCAAGATCGACACCGTAGCTGCCGCACTGGCTGCCATGGGGTATGAGTTAGAACTGAATGTCCGGCGAGTAAAGTAGCAAATGGGTCGGCCCTCCATGGATTCGCCTGTGCATATCTCCTCGACTCGCTGGCTGTTGCTACTTGGAGTTGATGGACTTTTACTGGTCACGCTTTGGTACGAACATCTACATCCACACTCTGCACAATTTGCACTAGGCTTCCTCTTGACAACCTTTGTCACTATCAATGCTTGGGTTGCCGGGCTTAGATGGGCCTGGCTCACTTGGCGAGCCCACAAGGTATTTGGTTCATCGATTCGCCACCTTCCATCACCGTTGCCACCAACTACATACCGGCTGGCTAGTGGTTTCGGTGATGCATTGATCCTAATGACGTTACTGTGGACCCGTCAGTTCTGGCTTGCCGCAGCATACGGCCTGTGTGCTCTAGGTGTGCGGATTGCGCACTGCCTCTTAAGTCATTGTCGCAAAAAGCCGAGTGGGCTTAGCACTCCGTAGCACGACGCACCATACGGCACAGGGGTTTCGTCATTTCAGATGCTCCCTGCAACTAGCCAGGGCGGCGACCAGCTTTACCTCGTATGCCTCGCGGCGGTCGATCTCTGCCAGGGAAGCGCGCAGCAGCACGAAAGGCGGCACTCCGGGAGCCAGAGCCTCAGTGGGCATCACTGGGCGCACTGGCTCAGCCGCTTGGCACGACACGGGCACAGCGATGTTGATTTTTTGAAGCTCAACAGGAGTGGCCTCTTTTGTGGTCGTGCAACCCGCCGCCATTGCGCAACAAGCTACAAAATAGATAGCGCGCATCATTGCGTAGCCCTCCCCTTCAACCATTCATCACCCATGGCCTGCATGCTGGTGCAGGCATCCGGGCCCGGCGCGGTCGCCAATGTACTGTCTGCTCGCTTGTTGAGCGTCTGGGCTTGTGCCGCTGCGGCTGCCAGTGCTGGCGCGGCTTGAGCCTGCTGGGTCGCTGCAGCAGCTGCCACAGCGCCCACACCATCGCTGCAGGCCTGGGCGATACCGCGTGCCGCATCACGCTCTTGAATCGCATGCCCAGTATTCGCCTGGGCACTGGTGGCTCGGTCGCGCTGGCCGAGGTAGGCCCACCCCAGCACAGCATTGCCCGAGAGGCTGGCCAGCAGCGCCAGCGCTAGAACTTGAGGCTTCCCAATCATGGCTGGGCCTCCATGCAAGCGCTGTAGCGCCCCTGCTGGCGCGTCCAGACGCCGCGGCATACCTTGTTGCCCGGGGTGCTGCAGTCAAAGCGCCAGCGAGCTGGCTTGCCCGTTTTGTCCCATTGATAGGCCGTCCAGCCCGGGCCCTCTTGTCGAGTGCTCGTCATGAATTTGTAGCCCAGGTAAGCCCGGCATGCGCCGGTATAGTCGCCCGCCTTGGTCTTGGCCAGCATGCTGGAGCCGCGCCAAGCGCTGCAGCCGTACTGGCCCGCAAAATCCGCTGCCTGGTCAAACTCGGCCTGATTCACCAGCGTCTGACCCAGGCTGTCACGCACGCACTGCGCATATGTGCGGTCGAGCTCGCCCAGCGCCAGCTCGACGGCCCGCTTGCGCGTAATGGGCGGATCTGCCAGCGTCACGCCGCGGCCGTCTTCGTAGCGCGTGGAGCCGTGACCGATAGTCGGTACATCGCCTTGCGTGGGCACATAGGGATGCAGCAGGACTTCCCCGGTCTTGCTGACGCTCTTGGGCCCATCCCCTTCTGCTGCAATCCATGCGGTACCAGCAGCCGCAGAAATGGAAAGGGCCGCTGCTGCGACCCTGGTTTTATTGAGCATCATTCTGCGTGCCCCTCCTTCTCTTTGAAGCGCTCCGGATCGCGCCACCACTTATCCCGAACCAAGAAATACAGCTGGGCCAGGGTGTAGACCAAGATCGCAATCGTGAGCCAGCGCTCGAGCGTGACCTCTGCCACCGCTCCGGCAAGCGTCAGCAGCGTGATCTTGAAAGCGGCAACGCGCGTTTCGTTGTTTTCCATAAGCCCCTCCCTGGGCATTAAAAAACCGCCTTGGAGGCGGTCAGGTAGAAGATCAGGCAGGCAGCTGCTGGCGCGGCCGCATCAAGGAGGCTGGGCCAACCCCAGACCTTCCAGTAGAAGCCGCCCCACCATGGCATGCCATCACGATGGCCACCGGCGAATGTGGCGATGTAGCGGTATTCCGCCTGGGTGTGCTCGCGCGCCAGCCACCAGCTGCAGGCCAGCGCGCCGCCCAACCACCAGTTACCCAGCACCAGGCCGACCAGGGCCTGGGCCAGCATGGCGATCAGTGCGTGAATCAGCGGCGTCCAGTCCATCAGACGCTCGCAGTCACAGGCACAGAGCCATAGAGGTCAGTCCCTTCGACCGTGGGCGTCAGCTCATACAGCCACTGCACCACATCACTACCGGGCGGCACCAGGGGCACATCGATCACGCGGCTGGTCAGCGGGCGCTTGCCCGATTGAAAGGCCGACTGGCTCACATAGCCCTGCAGCACGGCTTGGCTGCCAGGTGAGTTGAGCGTGCGGATCGTGTACTGGGCAATCACAAAATGCGTGATGGGCGCGCCCGAGTCGTCATCAAACAGGGAGGCGTGGAGGCCGATAATTTTTTCAGTCATGTTGTTCATCCTTCGGAATAAATAGAGAGAAGCGTTTTGAGGGAGCGTGGATGGTTTAGCTGGTTGGTGCGTCCACCTCCGTCTTGAGCACAGCCTCGCCGTCAACGATGTAGTGAGTGGCGTCGGAGACATCGAGACCGACTGGCACCGCCACCATCCCCGGTGGCGTGACCCGCTTGACCAGGTGTTCTCCCACCTCGAGCATTTGAAGAATGGTGGCCTCCCCCACCCTGTGCATTGCATAGCGCATGAGTTACCTTTTGCTGATGAGAACGGAGATCGTTCGCTCTTTGACAACGAGGCCAGGCCCCACGCCAACCAATCGCACGTAGCGCCACTGGCCGTTACCGACGAACATGTTGATAAAAGAGCATGTGACATACCCCGCACTAGGGCGGTAGGGATCAATGGATATTTGGGTGACACCGTCGACCTGAAGGTCGATGCGCCCGGCTCCTTCTCTGGCCTCGGCCAGAACAACCCAATTCACCATGTACATCGCTTCGCCATCGGCATCGGGAACCCACAGACCCAGGATTTCGGTGGCCGTCCCGATATACGGAATCAAGGCGGTCGACGTGGTGCCAAGGGCAATCGTGGCTGCGTTGGTTTTCAGGTTGTCAGTCGTCACAACCTTCTGCGCGGTCAGAATGCCGCTGAAGCTGCCTGATGCGCCAGAGAGGTTGCCGGAGAAGGTGGCATTGCCGTTCTCGATGCGCAGCCCTGGCGCATAGATGTTGCCGCTGCTCTGGATCTCGACATACCTGCCGTTATTGGCATTGCCCAGCAAGATGCCATTCGGACCAATGTGAAAGCCACTCTGCCCCGCCGGCGGCCACACATAGCCCCAGAAGCCGCCCGAGTTCAGGCCATTGCCATTGATGGTGATGCCGCCAATGGTTCCAGCGCTAGAGTAGATGGTCCCGCGCACGGTCACATCCGAGAACTCGGCTTTTCCGTTCGCGTTGATGCTCCAGCCCGTCGAACCCGTCACGTAGTTCGATGAGTTGATCCAAGATCCCACAGACAGATTGCCGCCCGTGAGCTTGGTCACGCTGATGCTGGTGGCTTGGATCGTGTCCGCGACCAGGTTGCCGAAACGGGCCCAGAGCGCCGTCACGTTGTTGATATAGGCCGCGTCCATATAGACGCCGGCCGGCACCACCACTCCATTGATGGTTTGCGCCGTGGTCTGCACCACAAACGGCTTGACGTTGCTCACCCCGCCCGGCGATCCGCTGGGGGCAGCAATCCAGAAGGAATTGGCCATCACCCCAAAATCGATCTGTGGCCCAGCCGTGCCGCTGGTCGTGCCCGAGATGCCAAACCCACCTACCACCTGCTGACCGCCTTGGGACAGTTGCATGCGCACGGAGTACTGCGCCCCCAGATAGCCATCGGTCGTGGCGCGGGTCGTGGCCTCTGTGGCGATGGCGGCAGAGGCCTGCTCGTCTGCTGTCACATCCTCCAGAGTGATGTAGTCCAGATCGAAAAAGCCGACCTGCCCCTGATAGTTGCCGACGATCATCAGCGCCAGGTGCGCAACCTTGTTGGCGAAGACGCGCGGCGCAGCCTTGGTGCCAGATCCAGTCGCAGCCCCAGCAGCACGCCCTTTGAAGTAGTACTCAACCACCTGCCAAGTGCCCAATGCTGGCTTTGCGTTGTTGATCGCGTAGTGCGCAGCGCTGATCGAGGAGGTCTCGACATTGCTTGTGTTCACGTACAGCGACTTAGCCGCGTTCAGACCAGCAATGCCCAGGTAGATGCCGCCATCGCCTGCCGTGCGCCTGAAGCGCACCGACAGCTTGTACAGCTTGTTTTCATCCATGGGGATCGTGGTCACATGGCGCAGCCAGCGCTCGCCATTGGTTGCACCATTTCCTACGGTCAACACCGCGCCACCGCGAGCATCAGGCTCTGCCGCAGTCACGAACGTGGCCGCTGCAGCCCCGCCGACCGCACTCCACTCCGACTCCCCGCCCAACGGGTTCAGCGCTTGCAGACAGGCCGCAGCAGACCCTACAGCCGCCTGCACCTGGTCAAGGCGCGTGGATTCGCTGGTCACGCGGCCGTCGATGTTCGTCACCCTGGTGTCTACCGCCGTCAGCGCAGCAGCCGTTGCCAGCTGGCCGGTACCGGTGGGCATGCGGCTTTCCAACTGAGTAGCGCGGGATGCCAAAGCGGCATCAGCATTCGCACTGGCCGTTGCCAAAGTGTTGACCGCCGCATTGACTGCACTCAGGCCGGCCACGCCGTTGTCACGCCAGCCAGTCACAGCGGCACCGAACTCAACCTGAGCACGGTCCCATTCAACGAATCCGGTAAACGGCGCAGCGGTGGTCCCTGACACACGGAATCCCACCCAGGCCATGGCCGCGTCAGCGTGAGGCGTCAAATTCTGCAGCAAGATCCGCTGCATCGACCCATCCGCGGTGAGTCCACCTGACCGCTCTTCAAGCCAAGTGCCCTGCGCATTCAGAAAGCCAATAACGACGCGAGCATAGACACCGGCCGTAGCACGGAAATAGACGGAGGCCGACACCTTGATTTTGGAAGTCAGGGGGATGCTGCGGCCATCGGTCCAAAGTTCACCCCAAGTGGCCAAACCTGTGTATTCAAGCCGCTGAGCAAATTCAGACGGCGCCAAGAATGACGGGACAAGGCTTCGCACCGGCTGAGAGGCGCCAGCACCTCCTCGAGTAACCCAGCCTTCTGCCATTCCAGAGACTGCACCAGCAAGTTCAAATGAAGAGTTGTAGAGCAGGTTCTGGCCACCCGCGTCAGTCAGGCCCGCCTGCAGGCTCGTGATCTGCGAAGCCTGCGAGGTCAGCGTGCCATTGATCGTAGAGACGCTCGAATTCAGCCCGCTGATAGCCGTGGCCTGTGAGGTGTTCACACCTTCTGCTGCGGTCACGCGGTTGGTCAGCGCGGTCAGAGCAGACGAAGTGGACGTAATGTTGCCCTCGGCAGCGGTCACGCGACTATCCAGAGCCTGAGTGGTCGAGGCCTGCGCGCTCGCTTCGGCCTTGTCGTTATCACGCCATCCAGTGACAACATCGCCTAGTTCAATCTGTGCACGATCCCACTCTACGAAGCCAGCCGTTACTGAGCCCAGCGTGTTGACGCGCAGAGAGATGTAGAACGTGTCTGCACCGCTGTTAACCGGAGGCACGAAGGACAGGCGCTGCCAGCCATCAGCCAAAGGCGTATAGGCGCTGACGCGCTGGCTTCCGACAACGGCGCCGCTCTTCATCCAAGTGCAGACGATGTAAGCCCGTAGTCCGTCCGTCCCACGGGCATAAGCAGACACAGCCATCGGCTGATCGCTCACCACAGGGACTCGCCGTGTAGTGGCCATCTCAAGAGAGGCATACAGGCTCGTAGTCATCCCTGTGGCGTCGATGCGGCGAGCAGCCCCTCCGTCCAGGCTCGATGTCACCGTTGTCGCCGTTCTGGTGACACCAGACGAGCCGGTCGTCGTCCAGCCATCGGGGCCACCGCCGACCGGCACCTCAAAGCTCGGGTTGTAGAGCAGGTTCTGGCCACCCGCGCTCGACAACGAGTTTTGCAGACTTGTGATCGCACTGCCCTGACTGGTCAGCGTGCCGTTGATCGTGGTCACGCTTGTCTGCAGGCCGCTGATGGCCGTAGCCTGAGAGGCATTGACGCCTTCGGCCGCCGTCACGCGATTAGTCAGCGTCGTGAGGGCACCAGAGGTGGAGGTAATGTTTCCCTCAGCCGTGGTCACACGCGATGTGAGCGCCGTGGTGGCGTCCGCATTCGCGGCATCAGCGGTCGCATCTTCAATCGTGATGGACTGCACGCGCAGCTGCAAACCGCTTGCAAGCGCAGTATTCAGACGCAGTCCGAAGCGCAGCAGCACGGCAGTTGCACCCCAGGCGACAGCGCCCGCCGCATTCGCGGCTTTGTCCGAGAACAGGGCAGTGATTTCCGCGATCTGTCCGGCTGCGGTGATGGTTACAGAGTTGCTGAACGCATCTCCGCCGCTTGCAAAGATGGCGGTATTCCCCCCAGCAACGATGTTCATGCCAAACGGGAACGACGGCGCTGCCACAACCTTGAAGCGAGCCCGCACACGATAGACGCGACCGGGAACGGCTTGCACGAGGCCCTTCGACTGCACGCCTGCTCCAAGCGAGGTCCAGTTGTTGAACTGAGCGCACACGCCGAAGTTGGCGTCGTCGGTCACGATCGTGCCAGGCAAGGTATTCACCGTGGTTGGATCGCCTTGACGCGAAGCAGTCCAGTTGCCCAGGCCTGCACTGAAGTCGCTCGGCAGCACCGGGCCATTGGTTATCGAGTTTTGCAGCGCCGTGATGGCAGAGCCCTGACTGTTCAGGGTATTGCCCTGCGTGGTCACCTTTGAATCCAGCGCCGACAGTGCCGAAGCATCGGCCTTGCCCGTTTGGAGGCCAGTCACCGAGTTCTGCAGGTTCGTGATGCTGGTGGACTGCGACGTGTTCACGCCCTCAGCCGCCGTCACCCGCGCGGTGAGCGATGTCAGAGCCTCGGCCGTCCCGTCAGCACGCATGCTGGCCGCGTTCGGGAACGCAACATAGGGTTCTGTTGCATAGATCTTGTCTCCAGCAGCACCCGTAAGCACTTGGACTGTGAAGGTCATACTTGCCGCGTCGGCCGGCACGTTTGCGCGACCGCTCAGATACTGCCATCCCCCCGCAGTTTTGTTGTAGGTCGTTCCGGCGATTGCTGCGCTGCCAGCGGCTGAGCTATCTTCCTTGAAGTACCAGCACGCCAGGCGAACGGCTGAAATATTGCTTGCAGGTGAGAACACCCAGCACCCAACATCCACGGCACCACCAGAAGGCGCCCACCCGACAACGCGGTTGGCATTGGTGGCATGGATGCTGTCAGTGAATGGGAAGCGCAGCACGGAGCCCGTTCCAGCGTTGAGATTCAGGATCGCGCAGGAAGAAGCAGGGCAGCCGGCAACCACATCGGCAGGTAGCTGATTGCGAGCAATGATCGCAACGGCCCCATTGGCATCCGTGGTCGGCTGCTTGCCTTCGGGAGAAAACGCCGTATTCGCCAGCTTGTTGACAGAGGAGCCGTCCGCCAAGCCAGCCTTCAAGGAAGTTATCGAAGATCCTTGTGCTGCAAGCGTATTCCCCTGGCTCGTCACCTTGGAATCCAGCGCCGTCAAGGCTGATGCATCCGCCTTGGTATTCGCAGTCGCTTGGGCTGCCGCTGCTGCAGCTGCAGCGTCCGTAGCCACCTTGTCCGTCACAGCTGTCCAGGCACTGCCCGTCCAGCGCTTTGGCGTGTTGGCACCGCCTGTGATGTCGATCCACAGGTTTTGCGGCTGCCGGTCTGCTACAGCCGGAGCCGTGGCGCTGTAAATCACTTTACCCTTGCCACCGGCCAGATCACTGGCAGCCTGTGCCGCCGCTTGGGCTGCATTGGCAGTGCCCGTGGTGGTGGTCAGCGTGTTGCTCAGGCTGGTGACCTGGCCAGAGGTAGAGGTGATATTGCCTTCGGCGGCAGTGACGCGCGAAGTCAGCCCCGACAAAGCCGAACTGGTTGCCGCATCGCGGGCCTGGCTGTTGTCACTCCACCCTGTAACCGTACCGCCCAACTCCACCTGGGCACGGTCCCATTCCACCCATCCCGCACTTGCCGTGGCCGAGCCCAGTACCCGCAAAAGAATGACCAGTGCCGTAGTACCAGCCGGCAGTGCCGAGGACAGCAAAGTAAGGCGCGCACCACTCTCCCCTGGCGTCACTACCGGGCCGTTATAGGTGGCCAGAAAAGCAGTGGCGGTCTGACTGGCTCGGGCCTGGATATGCACTCGCACAGTAAGGCCAGCGCTTGCGCGCACATAAGCTGAGAGCGCAACCCGCTGCCCTTCGACTGCAGCCGGCCGGAAATTGTTGTCTGTAAAGATGTCCGAAAACAGCGTGGTCGTCAGACCCGTGCAATCCAGTCGCTGGGCACGCCCAGCAGGATCGATCCACGATGGGACAAGGCTAGGATTGGCGGTAACCCCTGACGACCGGACATTGGCAAACCCGGCTGCGATGCCCGCGACACTACCCTCCAAGTCGAAGCTCGGGTTGTAGAGCAAGTTCTGGCCACCCGCCTCAGCCAGGCTGTTTTGCAGATTGGTGATCTGGCCGCTCTGACTGGTCAGCGATCCCTCGGCCGAGGTCACCCGTGTGTCCAGCGCCGTCACGGCTGCCGCAGTCGCCAGCTGGCCATTGCCGGCAGGCAAGCGGGCCTCAATGACTGTGGTGCGCGAGGCTGCGGCCGCATCAGCAGCCACGCGAGCGGTGGCCTCATCGATCACGCTTGCCTCGCTGGCAACCTTGCCGGTACCGGCGGGCATGCGCACCTTCACGGCGTCGATGGCCGAGGCATTGGCACTATCGCCAGAGACACGCGCCTGGCGCTCGTTCCAGACCAGGCCGGATGTGACCTGGGCCACATCACTGCCGGTGTAATTGCCACGCAACTGGGCAGCCAAAGTGGTGCGGGCCGATGCTTCAGCGGTAAGGCCCTGCTCGGTCTGGGTGATGCGGTTGGCGTGGTCGGCCAGTTGCGCCGCATGCGCGGCCACGGCTTCGCCCAGGCTGGCATAGTCGCCCACCAGATCCCAATAGGTGGTATTCGTGGGCAGGTTGCCCACGGTGTTGATCTTGGCCCTGTAGAGCTTGTTCAGGTACTTGACCAGTTGCCCCAGCTCATAGGCTTGCGCCGGGTCGAATTCGCTCGCGCCGATGATGTCCGAGACCTGGGCATTCACGGAATCTATACGCGCCTGCAGGTCATTGGTGGCCGCTTCCAGATCGGCAGCCATGGCCGCCACGTCCTGGCCGCGCGCTGCCGCCTCGGAGGCCACGGCTTGCGCACGGCTGCTTGCCTCAGCGGCAAGCGCCTGCGCGCGAGTGTTGGCCTCAGCAGCCACGGCCTGGGCACGCGCCTGGGCCTCGGCCAGCACGCGGGCGTTGACGCTGCCGGTACCCGTGCCGCTGATTAGGTCGATTTCTTTGGCCAGATCCGTATAAAGCTGGCTTTCGGTGATCTTGCCTTCCAGCACGCCCAACAGCTTGCCCACATCCTGGGCGGTCACAAACGTCACTCCGGCCGAGGGGGCAGACTCCACCCCGTCCACACTGACATGCGTAACCCAGATGGTGTACTTGGAGCCCAGCTCAACCGGGATCGAGGCAGGGTGCCCCTGCTCGGTACCCACAGACTTGGCGGCACTGAAAGCCGGGGCTGCGCCGCCCGTGGCCCAGAGCGCCGCATAGATCACGCTGTGGTCATGACCATGGCCCACGGTGTAGGTCGGGCTAGTCCAGTTCACCTGCGCGGTGGTCATGAGCGGCACGCCCGTCACGCCCGCGGGAGCTGGTGGCGGAGTTAGATCCGGCACCACATCGGCCACGTTGTGCAGCAGCTGGCCACGCCAGATGAGCATGCCCTCAGAAAGCACTCCGGAGCGACTGCGGGCACGCAGCGCAAATGTCCACAGACCGGCTTCGGGCTTGGTGCTCTCGAAACTATTGGTGTAGTAGCCGCCATCGTCCAGCGGGCGCATCTGCTGCCAGTCAATGTTGACGGGCGATCCGAGGATGTAGCGGATCTCGGCGCCCGCAAGGTCGGCTGGCGGTTTTTGGGTGGTGTAAGCGAAGCTGTACTGTCGCATTCCGCTGCCCGCCTCAGACACCATGAAGGTGTCGAAGTTGCGCGGTGGAAGAGCCTTTGCTGCCACGGTCGTGGCGGCGCTATAGCCCCAGGCGCTCACGGTGTCGATAGCGGAGATTGCGCGCACACGCACCAGGTAGTCGCCCGTATAGGCGTTTGGGATGTCCAACACGGTCAGCGCCGTGCGCGGCATACGCACCCAATCGGACTGCGATCGGGACCATTCCACGTCGTAGAAAGCAGCGCCAGCCACGGCCTGCCATGCCGCCGTGACTGTGGTGCTGACCGTGCCGTCGCCAGCAGTGACGCTGTGCGCCCCCACGGTCACTCCGATAGGGGTGGGCAGCACCTGAGCAGGCACCACGGACACCGGACGCTCGGGCAGCAACGCGCCCTGGTCGATGGCGGCAAACTTGCCCGGCTCGTGCTGAATGGCTGACACATCGAACGTCAGGCCCGGGCCAGTGCCCTCTGTGACCGACAGCACCGTAAAAAGCTGGGTCGCCACATCGGCGGTGCTGATGGCCCAGCTGCTCTCTGTCACAGGCGCCGCATCAAACGCAGGATTGACACTCACATGCTGGGCGCCGTCGATCATCTCCAGGTAGGCAATGCGGCGAGACTGCGCCACCCCAGAGGGCAGCATCACAGTGATGGAGTCACCAGCCCGGGCCGTGACAGGGGCGTCCAGCACAACCTTGGCAGCCGTCGCACTCTTGAGCAAGCCACCCATGCGGCGGCCCGCAAACGCGCTGTCCGCAATCTCGATCACCTGCCCGGGCGAGCACAGCGTGCCCTTGAGGCCCAGAGAGAAAGATACAGAGCGCGTCTCGCGCTGGGCGGTCAGCACAGCCCACTGGCCCACGCGCTGCGCCTGGGCTTCGCTGGTGCAGCCGAAGGCGGAGATTTCCACCTTACGAATGCCGTAGCGTGCCACCGCAGCGTCATCCTGGTATGGGAAAACTTTCTGGCGGCCAAAGTCCGTCATGTCGTTGTACGACACCAGGGCCACCGTGTGGCGGTCCTTCAGGCGGCTGCCGCTGTATGAGAAACGACCGTCAATCACATCGGCCTGGCTGTAGGTGACTGCGGGATCTCGCGGCATGTCCGCCACAGGCACAGCAGCGCCAGCCGCCCAATAGACCATGCCCCGGAAAATGCTGCACAGGTCCTGCAGCACGCGCGTGGCATCACCTCGGCTCTGCAGATAGGCGTTGCAGGTAAAACGTGGCTCCACCCCGCCACGGCCGTTGGAGACCATGCCGTCGCAATAGACCCCGATCTGGTACAGGGACCATTTGTTGATCCAGCCCGCCGGAATGCGCTTACCCAGGCCATAGCGGTCATTGGTGGCCAGGTCGTAGAACACCCATGCCGGGTTGTTGCTGTAGGCGCTCTTGAATGTGCCGTCCCAGATCCCCGCATAGGAGCGCATCACCGGGTCATAGTTGCTCGGCACGCGGATGATCCGGCCACGGCAGTGATAGGCGCGCGTGGGCACGCTGCCGCGAAACTGGCTCGCATCTACCTGCAGGCCCACCAGGGCCGACATGGGATAGCGCAGCTTGGCGTCAATCACCTCTGTGATGCTCTCGATCACCGTAGTGTCAGCAACGGTGTTGCTATTCGCATTGGGCGTGATGCGGCGCACGCGCAGCGTCCAGCTGCTCAGCGCTGCCGGCAGGTCGATTCGATGCGTGCGGCGATATTGCTGCGTGGTCTTGCCGGTGAAGGCTGCAGCCAGCACCTGCACCCAGGCGCCGCCATCGGTCTGCAGGTCAATGGCGTATTCAACGGTGTGGCCGCTGATGTCGCCGTTTTCGGTGTTGGCTTTGGACAGGCCATCCACCCCCAGCGTGATACGCACGGCCGACAAGTTGCGATTGAGGATGGAGCGCACCCAAGCCGTTGCCGCCTTGAGCTCCACGCCCACGGCCGCCGGCGACTCCGCAGAGGGGAAGCCGGGGATTGGGTCTTGCGTTTGCGTGCCAGAGCGGAAATCCGCCGTCACGCCCGCGAAGTTGAAACTACCGCCTGCGTTCTGCAGTGGGGTGTTGTTCAGGTAGACGGACTGCAGGCCATTGACCAGACCGGCAATCTCACCTTCGCTCAGCAGATCAAGCACACGGGCGTAGCTGGTGCTGTGCAGGCTGTCAGCTGCCTCCACAGGCTGACGCGCACCACCGCCACCGCCCTTGCCCTTGTAGCCGCGCAGGGACCAGCCGCCGCGCACAGGGCGAGGCTGCACTACTTCAAAAGCGTTCATTGTTGGTCTTGGGAGTAAATGCCCGCGCTGACAGTCGCCGAGCCAATAATCAATTCGCCGTACAGCAGCGGCACGGGGTTGCCCTGGGCGGTGGTGTTCACCGGCCCATTGAAGTTGTAGGAGGCGCCGTTTTCCGGGCCGTCCTTGGCGCTCAGGCCACGTTGTTGCGGGCTCAGCAGTTGGGCCACGCCGCCCAGCATCATTGCAGCGCCCATACCCGACAGCGCGCTGCTGGTGGCAACCAGAGCATTGATGGCATCAAAGCCCAAAGCGCCGGCCATATTGCCCACCACGGGCGCGATGTACGGCGCCGCGAAAAACAGGGCTGCGCCTAGCACCACCTGAAACAGACCACCGCGCTTTGCACCCTGCACCACAGGAGCGATGCGAATGTCATCGCCGCCGGCGGGATCGCACAGCCGGTCTTCGGACAGATTGCGCTTTCCCAGAAAGCAGGCATAGCCCACGCCACGGCTCTGGCTGGTCATCATTTCGCGCTCAAAGCCGGGCAGTAGCACGGCCAGGGCCTGCACGGCCTCGGCGCAGCTGGCAACAGCCAAGCGGTGCATGCGCCCGTACTGAGCGCCCAGGCGGCCATAGAGCCGCACTGTGCGCAGCGGTTGGTCGTCGGTGTAGGTCATGCCTTGAAGTCCTTGTGTCGAATCACTGCGCGCGTGGTCTCTTGCCAGTAACCGCCGTACACCACACGCTCAGACAAGCGCCCATAGAGGTGATGCAGCATGGCGTTCGGTACCGGGTGCAGGTCGGGCGCCTCGACTAGGGGGCGCTGGTCCAGATAGATGCCGGCATGGTTGGCCACCGGTGAGCGCACCGCCATCAGCACCACATCACCGGCCTGGATGGCGTCACCCTCGGGGATGAGCTCGAAGCCGGCCAGGCCGAATTGCTGCATGTACAAGTCCTGGCCGTTGTTCCACCAGTCATCAGCGCGCTCGAAGTCAGGCAACTCAATGCCAGCCTCCCGGCCGTACCAATCACGGATCAGCGTGTAGCAGTCCAGCACGCCATGGAAAAACTGGCGGCCCAGCAGCGGCGCACGCCAGCCGCAGGGAGCGAGCTGATGCACATCGTCCACAGCGCCCTCGCGCACGCTCACGATCACCCAGGGCACGCCCGAGGCCTCGCATGCGGCCCTGTCGGCCTCGCTGGGCGTTGCCGGGGCGTCGGGGTGGCTATGCACCACCGCCAGCACCTGACCGGCATCCTCGGCTTCGGCCCAGGCCTCGGCGCTCATGCGGAACTGCCCTGTACTGGCTTCGAGGTTCGTGCATGGCCGGTATTCCTCGCGCCGGCCCACTGCCACGATCAGACCGCAGCATTCGCGCGGGTACTCGGCCAGGGCATGGGCCTGAATGGCCGACATGGTTTTCTTGTGCAGCATGGTCAATACCCCCGCAGAGCATCGGCGCCAGGGAAGCCGCCGAAGTTGATGGGCTGCCACTCGCCAAAGCGCTTTTTGCAGTCGCTCACACGGCCACCGCATTTGTCCTGCGTGGGATCTGCGACAGGATTGCCGTCACGGTCAAACATGGCCGAGCCGGTGTAAGCGCAGTACGGGCCTCGGTAGCCACCAATGGAAAGCCAGCCGCAGATGCTGGCCTGGATCTGGCGTGCTGGCAGTTGCTCGCCGTCAAAGTCGAGAGCCGAGCGCAACTCGAATTCGACGGTTTCCTTGTCCTCTGCCGTTTTGGCTTCAATCAGCCAGATCTCCGGAGGCAGCTCCTCGAGCGGGTCGGCTGTCGGGTTGCCGCCTGGAAAGTTGGCTGCGTCCAGGTACTTACTCAGGGTGCTGCGCCGGATGACGCGCGCGCCCACCAGGTCGCCCAGCGCCAGGCACAGCGCCGAGATGACGCCCGGCAGCGGGTTGCCCTGCTCGTCCTGGCCAATGTTGCCAACGCGCAAGGTCGGTGCCGGTTGGGTACCAACCCCAGTACGCGCAAAGCCTTCGGCCTCGATGGCCCAGGGGCCGTACTCGTTGCCCTGCCACCAGATGGGACCGGCCTGGGGGTAGCCATGGAAGCGCAGATGCTCGCCGCCAATCTGTGTGGCGTCCAGCTCGAACAGGTAGACCCGGTCGCCTGGGGTAAGGCCTTGAATGTCAGCTGTAATCATGTGAAGTCCAGAAACGACAAAGCCCGCACAAGGCGGGCTGGTGGCGGATAACAATTGCCGCTATGGCCGGTTGAACTCGGTAAAAGTCACCGACAGCGTGTAGCTCTTGAGTGGCCCTCTACCCCCATGAGGGGTTATCTGATAGTCGCCAGCCAGGTAGTGACCAGGATCTCCAAGGGGAGGTGTCCAGGTAAAAGACCGCGCACCCGCATGTCGATCGAGAAAATCTCTGATCGGCTTGATCTGCCCAGCACGACCGCGAAACTCCAACGGCCACGACTGTTTACGGGGGTTGATGCCATCCCCCGCTACCTGAGCGTATCCATCACCAAATTGCGCTCGCAAAGTCCGATGCGATACCGTCCCTTTCGGCTCAGACAACGGCCGCCATCCAAAGATCTCAGGCATTTAGGCCCTCCCATTTCGCTGCGACCAAAGCAGGCCCCCTGGTCGCATTTCCTGAGCAATGCGCTCGCGCACGGCATAGCCGACGATCTTGCCCAGCTGCGCCATGGAGGATTCCGAATTACCTGCAGCTGTGGCCGACACCTGGGCCTGTCCAGAAGACTGGACATTGACATCCACGTCGATGATCACAGTCCCCGCAGAGGAACCCACCAGACCTGCGCCAGCACCAAAGGCTTGCCCTCCCACCAGGCCTCCGTCTGAATAGCCCTGGGGTTTTCCATTGAGGCGGTTGAGCATGCTTAGGCCGAGGCGCTTGGTGTTCTCGGCATTGATCACGAACTCGCCCTTGTGGACGATGCCCGCCGGCTCCAGCTTTCCACCATCGCCGGTATAGCCACCGTCATCGAAGCCTAGCACGCTGCGCACCGCCCCACCCAACGACACGATGCCCTTGCTGAAGGCGGTGCGTGCCTCCATCATTGCCAGCGTCCGGAGCAGGTCGCCAAGTGACGCCTTCCCATTCACCACCAGGTTCGCCAAGTTTTCGGCAACACCGTTCAGCGCAGTAGTCCATACATCTGCGGTTTGGCGCGCTGTGTTCGCAGCGCTGTCCGCGAAGTTTTGCCAGGCGACACTTGCACCCAGTTGCCACCGCTCCTGCAGCAGGTCTAACTGCTGATAGGTTTGGTCATACACCTGGATCTCCCGATCCTTCTCGACCTGGAGTTCCTGTAGCCGGCGCTCAATCTGTTGTCGCTGCTCAACACTTAGACCAGGGGTAAACATTTGCCGGTCTTCGAGTCGGCGCTGTTCTGCCAGATACCGGTCCTCGATCTGCCATTTACCCTGTGCGCGCCCGCGCTCCTTATCCCCCATCCAGGCTGCAGCGATGGTGCGCTCTTGCTGCTTATCGAGTTGCTCGATGTAGCGCTGATGGGTCTTTGTCAGCGATTCAAGCGCGGCCTTCTGGCGCTCCATCGCCATGGCAGCATCCTGATCGACTGCGGCCAACTTGTTCTCGCCCTCCATCACCTTGACGCTGAGGCGTCCCCTCACATCAACCAATTGCTTGCGGACCTCTAAGGCCTCCTTCCCCTTTACTTTCTCCTGCTCCAACCGATCAATCTGAGCCTGCAGGGCCTTTTGTTCTGTCCCGTTGGCTTGAACAATCAGCTCGCGCTTGCGGCTGTAGAAATCCTGCTCGCTAATCAATCCGGCCTGCCGGCGTAACTCCACAGCGCGCTGCTGCTGGTCAATGGTCGCCAGCTCATCACGCATTTGCTGCTGGATCTCTGAAAGGTCAAGGCGGCGGGAAGCAGGCACCGTGCTGCCACCCTTCTTCTCTTTCTCCTCAAACTTCTTATTGATGCCGGCAATGACAGTGTCATATTGCTTCTGGGCCTCTGCGCTGGTCTTGGCGGCCTCTCCATATTTCTTCTCAGCAGCAGCCAACTCCAAGCGCTTCTGAGTCTGCTTGTCATAGTGCTTGCTGGCTTCTGCGCTCAGATTAATAAGTGCCTGCTCACGTTCACGAGAACCTTGCACATAAGTGTTGGCCGACTCGGAGAGACCCAACATCTCGCGCGCCTTGTCGAGCCTTTTCTGACGAGTCTTGAGGCCCTTGGCATAGCTGCCCGTGCTCTCGGTCACAGAGTTGGTCGGGCCACGCTCCTGGTAGTCATTGACCTCCTTCTGCAGCCGCTCCACCACAGCATGCATGCCCTCCTGGCGCCCGAGAGACTTGATCATGTCGATCACCTCGGCACCCACATTCCTAATGGCAATCCAGGCCTTTTCGACCGACCCCAAGTTGGCGGTGATCGTGCTGGTAGCGCCGGCAATGGCCGAATCGTAGGCGTCCTGGGCCACGCGGGCTGCATCCGTCTCACGCCCCACTTCCTGCAACGACTTGATCTGCTCAAAGGTTGCCGACGTCAGGAAGTCCATTTGCTTGTTCAGCTCAAGCACCGCCTTGACGGGGTCTTCGCCCAACTTCTTGAAGTCCTTGGACACCTCCTCCACGGATTGCCTGGTGGCACGCTCCCACTCAATCGCTGTCGTGGTGTAGCGCTGCAGGCGTTCAGCACCAACGCCAGCATTCGCTGCAAACGTAACCAGGGCCTCTGCCGCTTTGGCCTGGGTAATGCCTGCCACGTCATCCATGGCAGCGGACATGTCCACCAGCTGCTGGACGCTGGTGCCGGCCTGGTTGCCAGTCTTTTGCAGAACGACCAGGAATGCATGGGCTTCTTTGGCGCCTGAGTACAGGCCGTACGCCAGTACGCCAGCTGCTGCGGCCGCAAGCGTTAACGGGTTCACCATCCCCAGCACATAGCCGCCCAGTGCCTTGGCTGCCTCACCCGCCCCACCAAACATGGACATCAGCTGAGAGCCCTGCTGCAGAAATACCGTCATGGCGTTCTGCCCGCCCTGCAGCGACACGATGATGTCTTGGAGCTGCGCAGGAACACCACGCATCGCAGCAGAGTGAGCGCGGTCACTCATGACATATTGGCCGGACTGGCTCAGGCGCTTTTGCGCCGCCTCGGCCTGGCGCAACTGGTCGATATAGGGCTTGAGCACATCACCCGAGATACCGCGCTGCTTGGCCAGAATCTCGTAATACTCCGAGCCGGCCTTGCCGCCCGACTGCATGGCCACCGTGGCGCGCTGGATGCTGCCGACCATGTTTTTCTCGGCCCGAGACATGGCGACTGCAGCCTGCTGCGGCTGTGTCTCCAGGGGCTTGAGACCCTGTGCAGCCTTTTGGCCTGCAGCCTCCACGCCTGCGGCCATGCCCTTGGCTGCCGCCACAGCGTCAACGGCACCCTCGCGCACGCCTGTGGCGTCCAGCGAGGCCTCAATCTGGACTTTACGGCGGTCGGTATCGCTCATTTTTCAGCCTCAGCATAGATTTCTTGAAGTGCGGCAGCCTCCATGACCCGCACCTCGGCGCGCAGCCGGTCGTGGTCTTCATGGGGGATTTCGCGGGCGCGAAGTTCATCGGCCAGCACGCCGTAGTCCAGCCCCACCACGCCGCCGGCGCCGACGCGCCACTGCGTCTGCAGGGCATCGAACAGGCACCAGGCAGTCCAGTTTTCGGGCCAGACCTGGACACTGAACATGTCGGCGTACTGGCTCACCGGCAGCCCCCATTCCTTGAGGTACTGGGCATCCGGGAGCTGCATGTATCGCGCACGCGCTGCCGCAATCAGTTTCCCAAGCGGCCCTCCATGCACAGCTGCTTGTAGGTGTTCATCACGGCCTGGGCCGCTGCTGGCAGTTCGCTTGCCAGCTGGATGCAGTTGTCCAGGGTGAACGGTGCATCCAGCCCCCATTCAAGTAAGCACCCGTGGATGTACTGACCGTTGATCTGCACTACGCCTCGCTGCTGCTGCGTAGAGGGCTGACCTGCAGCGGGATCAAACGCCGGAGGCTCTACAGCAAAGATGCCGTCGAGGAATGCACCGAATTCCACGCGATCGCGGTATCGGAAGGTCACGGGCAGCAGACCCTCGGTGCCATCCGGCATGGTGACCTTGAGGGAATGGACGATGCCCTTGGGCCGCTGGCCCAGCACGATCTGGCGTGCAATCTGCTCGCTCATGATCAAGCAGCCTTAGGCAGAGTGGTCGGAGCGCCACGCAACAGCACCGTGGACTTTGTAGTCATCTCGGCCCCCTTCTCGGTGCTCGGTGTGTCGTCATAGGCCAGCTCGCCCACGTAGTAGCTAGCGGAGCCGTCCTTGAAGTCCAGACGATGCACAGACTCCATGCCGTCAGACGCCTTCAAAGCAGCACGAGCCGCACCATCCTGTTTCCAGCTGTTGGTGTATTCCAGGCGTCGCGCCGAACGGCCCTGGCTGAACTCCTGCTCGCCTTCAACATCGAGATAGCTGCTGCTGCCAGTCTTGAGCTCACCACCGCTCAGCGCGAAACTGGGCACGTAAGGCAAGCGCTGCCATTCGTCGGCAACCAGAGGGATCAGCGATACCTCTCCACCCATCGGAAAATTTGTGAGATCGCTGGTATCAACGCCGTCCAGAGTCACGCTGTCGGGCGTCGCGGCCTTCACCCGGGCCACGCGCCCCTCCAGCTCCGGGTAGTCCTCGCTGGTGATGACGACTACAGCCCTAGCCTGCAATGTATTGGTCACGGTCACCACCGCATGTGCGGCATTGGACATTGCACCAGCAGCCAAGGCGGTAAGAGCGGCGGTGTACAGATTGAGTTTTGCCCCATCGGGCAGAGGAACTTTGCGCATGGTTGTGCCCCTTTCAGGCAAAGAAAAACCCGCCAGGCTTTCCGTGGCGGGTGATGGCCCTTGCGGGCAGTGAAATCAGTAGCTGACGCTCACATCCTGGTCTGCCGAAAACAGATTCATATCGTGGTCGAAGTCATCGCGGAAACTTCCGACTGGCCGAATGGTCAGTTCTGGGTGCTGACGGAGCGCGCTCACCAGTTGCGGCATCAGCCGCTTCGGCTCCAGAACATCTTGGCTGAAAATCCGAATCTGCACATCGGCGGCGTCCACCTGAGAATCCTCGTTGTCCAGGTATTCGCTGGTATCGCCACCAAAGCGCTGCCAGATCACATAAGGCGTTTGCGCGTTGGCAGGGGCCACAGTGCCGTAGCAACTCGGGATTACGGCCGCAATGGCTGCGTGTAGAGCTTCGTCCATCACTTCACCCTTTCCAAGGCTTGCCAAAGCACGTCAGCAGAGGCCAGCACTGCCGCAGGCTCCGCGCGCAGCGAGCCGCGCATGAAAGCCTTGCCCGGGATGTAGACCGGCCCACCCGGACGGGGTAGGTAGTACGCATCCTTCTCGGCCTGACTGGCTCTGCGCCGCGGCTTCTTCTTGCCGGCGCTCTCCGGCCGTGCCAGTGTCACCCAGCCCTTTCTGGTCATCACCACCTGGTAGCGCTGCCAAAAGCCGTTCTCCAGCAGATGGCCGTGCGGCGCGGTCTTGGCATTCCAGCTGATGTGATATTCAGCAACGCCCTGACCGCTGTTCTCAGGTGAGAACGCCTGATAAATAGCCTTGCCCAGGTTCCCCGAGAGCTTCTTGATTCTGGCGACGTTGATCTTGGCTGTGTCGTAGAACACCTGGGCGGCAGCCTGTGCCGCAGGCCGCGCCGCCTCTTCGGCTGCATCTCCCAGATCATCAAAGAGCGATTCGAGGCCTGAAAGATCGACTGCGGCAATCAGGGAGCTTGCCCCCCTAGCCATTGGTCACCTCACAGACCAGATCAACATACTCGCGGCGCTGCCGCTCTGGCAAAACGGCCTTGATGCTGTATTCCACGCCTGCACAAACAACACGCATGTCAGCCTTGATGTCAGTGCGCCATCGAATTCGGATACTGGCTTGAGCTTTGCTGGCCACCTGCCCTGCACGCACGGTTTCGCTGCCCGAGGCAAAGCGAATGTTTGCCCAGGCCTTTGCAACCTCTTCCCAGTTGTTCGATAGCTGGCCAAGCCCGCCACCAGGCAAGCGGCGCTGGATGTGGATGCGGTCTCGAAGACTTCCTGCGTCCATGGTCAAAACCCCGGTTGCACGTTGATGCTGGACAAGAGAGCGGCGCTGATGTGAGGAGGAGCCTTCGCCCCTTCGCGCTGTCCCATCAGTTCACGATTGGCATAGAGCCAGGCGACAACCAGCAGCATCCAGGCGCGCACGCCCGCGTGCACCGCGATGTCGACACCCGCTGTGTATGTGATCTGCGCAGCCTTGCCGACAAATCCAGAGGCCTGAACCAAGGTGCGCCGACCACTCTGCGCAACAACAAAAGGCACAGCATCGCCGCTGACAGTGACACTCTCCACCTCGATCACGCCGCCGCGGGCAAGCACCGAATGGCCTGCGTCACTGGCCTGCTCGATATAGCGCCCCTTGCGGATGGCCGAGCCACTGACCTCCTCGGCCAGCGCGCGTGCGGCCGGGATAAGGACGCCTTCAAAGTAGGCATCCTCATCGTCACCATCCACTCGGCATTGCAGCTTCACCTCGGCAAGTGTCAAAGGCTCATCGCCAAGGTACTGGGCAATCATGCCTTGGAGCTCTTGGGTGCTTTGCCTGCTGGCTTGGACTGCGACTCGGAGGCCTGGGGCGCTTGCTGCGCGTCCTCCGCAGGAGGCTGCTCGGGTGCCAGCTCCTGCAATTTTTCCTCAGCAGCGCCAACTTGGGCAGGTTGGACACCATCCAGCTCTTGCTCAACTTCGTCTGCATCAGGCTCGGCATCAGACTTGGCCACACCCAGATCCTTAAGATGCTTGGCCGCGTCCGCATCAAAGCCAGCGCGGTCGCCCTTGGCGTAAGCCCCGAAGGGCTTGGTGAACAGTACGACTAATTTTTCCATGACTCACTCCTTGAACGCCCCGGCCAGCGGCCAGAGCAGGTCAAAACCAGGCGGGCTTAGCCGAAGCTGGAGCCCCACTGCACATCCTTGAGCACCACGATGGATTCGACGTGGCGGGGGCCAAAGTCGTGCTTGGCAATCACACGAATCAGGGTCTGGTCGCGCTGGAAGGCGGAGATCACATTGCCCTGGCCGTCCTTGTAGGTGGCCTCCTTGGAGTAATCGATCACCAGACCTTCGTCTTCGCCGATGAAGCAGTCGCCGAAGTCGGCCAGGTACAGCTCCGAGCCGTTGGAATCCGCGGCCACGGTCAGGTTGGCCGGAATCTGCGTGGTGAACGCCACCGCGTAGCCCTTGAGGAAGCCGTTATCCAGCTCCGGGTAGGCCTTGTTGCCGTTGCCATCACGGATGGAAGCCAGGAAGCGGAAGGTGCGAGGGTTCATGACCCAGCCGACGCTGGTCATGTTGGCGTTGGCGTTCTCCAGGCGGAAGAGCATCTTGTTCAGGTCCGCATCCACCTGTGCCAATGTGGGCGTGGCCGAGGTCGGTGCGAACACATTGGCAGCCAAAGCCCAATGGCGCAGGCCCTTGGGCGTGTTGGAGGTGCCGTCGTCGCGCAGAAAGGCCTTGTCTTCACGGGCCGCCAGCGCGCTGGTCAGGTCGCCCACCACAATGGCGTCCACATTCGGGTTGGCCGAAGAGTTGGCCAACAGGTCATTGCTGATGGGCACCAGGGCCGCCAGCTTTTTACCCGACAGCTTCAGGTCGTCGAACTCGCCCTGGGTTGCCGGCACGTCAGAATCAGAGCCGATATAGCCAACCACAGCACCACCCTTGAGGCGCGGGATGGTCATATTGCCGTTATTCAGGGGCAAGGGACGCGCGCCCAGCTTGCGCACGGTGGACTTGGGGCGCAGCAGCTCGATCACCTCGCTGGACAGATTGGTAGGCACCAACACGCCGCCGGCGGCCGAGGTCAGGGTGTTGAGGGAAGCGGCGATGTGCTCGCCGTAGCCACGCTCAATGGCCAGTTGCGCCGCAGCCTGGCGGTTGCCTTGGGCTGCAGCCAGAGCCACCACCATCTTGGCCATGCCGGCGCCAGGGGCGTCAGGCGTGCGGGCCTGTGCCGGCACGGTAGGAGGGGCCTGCGCACGGTTGGCAGTGGGGACCGCCTGGGACACAGGCACTGCGGAGGTTGCAGCCATGCGTTCAGCGGCTTCCAGACGCTCGATCTGCGCGCTCAAAGCCTCGAATTGCGCAGTCAGTTGGCCAAACTCGGCCTGCTGCTCGGCCGTCAGAGAGCCGTTATCAGCCTCCTGCTGGGCCAGGGCTTGCACGCGATCATTGATAGTCGCGCGTTCGCTACGGAGTTCATGAATTTTGGACATGCTTGCCTTTCGGGAACGAAAAAACCGCCCGAAGGCGGCCAATAAAAAGCCACACTGAGGCGGCTGGTTGCACTGCGACGCGAACGCGCTTAGGTGCGACTACGGACATCCATCGCTGCAGCGCGGGCGCTGAAGCGTTGGGTGGGTTGTGGTTTGCGCTGGGTAGCGATCTGCGCGGCGATGCGGTTGATGGCCGCTTGCGGTGGTTCGATACGGTCAGCCAATCCCATTTCGATGCCCTTGGCACCGAAGTACACCCCCGCTTCGGTACCGCGCACCGCGGCCACTGTCAGCCCACGATTACGCGCCACCAGCTCTGTGAACTCCGCATAGTTCTGCTGCACCAGCTCGTTCAGCCATTGCGCCGCCTCGGTACTCAGCGGGGCATCACTGGCCAGATCCGCCTTACGCGCGCCGGCAAAGATGGTGGTGACCTTGATGCCCTGCTCTTCATAGCGCTTGCTCATGTCCACATGGCGCGCGATGACGCCGATGGAGCCCACGCCCGAGGAGTTGCTGAGCACGATCTCGTTGGCCGCGCTGGCCAGACCGTAGGCTGCTGAGTAGCACGAGAAGTTCACGATAGCCGTGATGGGCTTGATGGAGCGGGCCGCAAAGATCTCTTCCGCCAGGTCGGTCATGCCGGTGGCTGAGCCGCCGGGGCTGTCCACATCCAGCGCAATATGCTCCACCGCATCATCAGCCAGAGCGGCTTGCAGCTGGGAGCGAATGCCTTCGTAGCTGGTCATGGTGGTGCACATGTCCATGTGCGCGGAGCGCGAGACCAGGGCGCCATGAATGGGCAGGACATAGACACCGCTTTCACGGGCGGCGTTGAGGCGGCGCTCTGCCGGAGAGATGGCGTTGACTGGCTCGTCATCCTCCATGGCCATGACCTGACCGCCAGGGTTGAGGTTGACGATGTTCAGGTTCATCGCCTGGTTGGCCCAGTTCACAGCCATGTCCAGCCAGTCTTCACGCACCATCTGCGGAGTGTTGAAGATCATGCTGGCGATGCGAGGAAAGTTTTTCATGTCAGAGCCTTCTGGATATCGCGGACTTGCTCGTCCGATGCATCAGTGAGTTTTTCGGGCATCTGCGTGCCGGCACCGACCATATTCAGGGGCTGCAGGTACACATCGCCGCCGGTGACCGGCGGCAGGTTTTCCAGGCGGCGGATGTCGTTGACCGACAGCCAACCCCACTGGCGGGCCACTGCATAAGCCTTGAAGCGCGCTTCCTGGTTACCGCGCAGCAGGCCGCCGATGTTGAACTCGATGTAGTAGCGGCTTCGCTCGGAGGGCAGCAGCAAATCGCGCTGCAGCGCCTGCTCATGGCGGCGAAGCCATGGCATCAGGGTGTAGATCACGAACTGGATCTGGAGGTTTTCCACGTTGTTGTACGTGGCGGCCTCCATCATCCCGACCATGGGTGGCGGCATCTTGTAGATGCGGGTGATATCCACCGCGGCCAGCTTCAGCGCACCGATCAGCTCCGCGTCCACGTTGTTCATGGACAGGGCTTTGAAGGTCATGCCCTCTTGCAGCAGGGCCACCTTGCCCGCATTGGGCGCGCCACCGAACTTGGCCTGCCAGTTGTTGGTCAGCGCATCAATGGCGCTTTGCTCCTTGATGGCTGCAGCTTCCTTAGGACGCTCCAGTACCCCAGACAGCGCCGTGCCATGCAGAAAGGACTTGCCGCCGTACTCCTCCAGCGCCAGCGCATAGCCAATGCTGTTGGCATGCAGGGCAATGGGCGACAGGCCGGTGTACTTGTCCAGCGATACCCAGCGCACGTGATGAACAAAGCGCGCCGGCACAGGCTCCTTGCCATCAATCGAGTAATATGGCTTGAGGTCCGGGCCCTTGAACACCTGAACATCGCCCGGGTTGAGCGGGATCAGCGCCGTGGGGTTGCCGCGGCCGTCGCGCTCAATGAAGCTGTAGGCGTTGCCGCGCAGCCCCAGAGCCGTTTGCGCATACTCACGCGACTCGAATGGCGTTTGCCAATCATTGGGAGCGAACTTGAGCAGCGCATAGGCCGGATGGGCATCTGCAGACTTGCGGGAGCCGTCCTCCAGGCGCTCGAACACTTCGAGCGGCAGTTGAGCCACAGACTCTGCCAACAGCGACACACAGTTCTGCAGCACAGGCAAAGCCAAGGCCGTCTGCGGCGTAACCAGCTGGCCGGCAGCCGATTGCTTGGCACCACCAATCATGGATGACAGCCAGCCAACGCGGGTGCCCGCCTGCTCGGCGGTTTCTCGTTTGTTGAACAGCATCAGCTCATCCGATCAATGGCAACGCCTGCAGCAAGCAGCAGGCAACCGCCCACCATGGCCGCGACCGCCAAAGAGAAATGCGCGGCAATGCCGGCCATCAAGCAGACAAAGCCCACCACCATGAAGGCCAGGCCCACGAGCTCGCGCGTGATGAGGTTGAGGAGGTTTTTCATGGCGGAGAGGGAGAAGCCGCTGGGGAGTGAGCCCAGGCGACGGGAATAAAAAAGCCACCCGAAGGTGGCTACTGGAACTGAAGTGAAGGCTGGATTCTCGACATCAGTACATCTGCCGCTCGCTGTAGCGGCGGCTTCCTAGTTTTGTGCTCGCTGAGTCCACGCCCGCACAAGCTTGCAAATTTATCTTGGGCATCCAGGGCCGCCCGTGCCTCGTACCATTCTTGGATGAGCGATGGCGCGGCCCGGTGACCATCAAGGACATCCAGAACCCAGCGTCGGAAATCTTGAGCCTTTGCAGTGCGAGCAAACATTCCGATGAGGTGGGCTCCGCGCAGACTAAAAACCCGCGTCTGAGTCAAGAGGTTACCCGACACCCCCGAAGTGGGGGTCTCGACAATTGCGGTCATTGACGCAGTGAACTCCACGCGGTGACGATCAAAAATACGCGTCACCTTGTCCGCGCGCGAATACCCGAGCGCCCGAGCTATATCGGCAGCACTTGCCCACTTCTTCCCATCCTTTTCGATGAGTCGGATCGGCTGGTTTTGGAACATCAGTTCTTTCATCATTCGCCTTTCGGAAATATAAAAGCCGCCTTGGTAGGCGGCTGATGGATGCCGATCTGCTCCGGCACAAATGGAAAAACCGCCTCGGCGGGCGGTTTGATGTGAGGCTGCTGAGCAGCTCTTTGGATGCGGAAACGAAAAAGCCCGCAATGCGCGGGCTTGGGCTACTGTCAATTCGCACCAGCTTGCCTGAAAACTACCAGAAGTCTCTATGTTGTAAAACTCCTCTCACCAACTTCGCCATCATCTACTTCAGCAGCATCGGCTAGATACCGACTCCACTGTCATAGATGCTGGCCTCCTGCTCGGCCTGTTTGCCAGGCATTGCGCGGCCAATTGCCATGATCAGCGCTACGGCTCCGTCAATCTTGTTGTCGTTACCTTGCTTGATCGGCCGCACGATGTCGTCGTTGCCGACCAGATGCTTGCCAATCACGTTGCCCATGCACCAGGTCATGAGCGAGTTGCCATCATGATGAAAGCGCCCTGACATGATGGCAGCCTCCAGCTCCTTCATCGGATCGCTCATGTTGGTGTAGTTTTGGATGATGGTGATCGGAAGCAAGCCTTCATCGTCGAGCTGATGTGCCAAGTTGGTGGCGCCGTGCGGATCCATGGGCGAAGCTTCGACAGGATTGAGCCTTGCAGCATCCTTGGCTTCTTCCAGAATTTCGCGGTAGTCAATCTCGGCACCGTCGGTGGTCAGCAGATGACCTGTGTTGACCCACTTCTGCAAGCGTTCGGCCATGCGGCGGTTGTCACTGTTGTTGACCGTATCCTCTGGCACCCAGAACCGTGGGGCGATGCTGTAGTAGTGCCGTCTTCCGTCAATGTCGCGCCAGAACAGGCGGGCCATGCTGTTCATGTCCAGCTTGCGCGCCAAGTCAAACGACAGGACCACAGACTGGCCCTCGAAGTCCGCCAGGTTCAGCGTTTCATCCTCACACGCCTCCCACTGGGTCATGTTGAAGTAGCCGGTTTTGGCGGTTACCCAGAGACCCAGGTGCTTGGTTTTGAAGGTATTTGTGAAGCGTGCCTGCTGGATGGCTCTTCGCTGCTGACTCTCCAAGTACTCCTGATAGACCGACACACCAATATTGGGGTTGGCCTTGGCCAACACCTTTGGATCCTTCCAGTCATCCTCTGGATCAACGGTCCAGATCCAGCCAAACAGCTCGTCGTTAGGCACCGTACCGTCGAGCATTTCCACGACTTCGCGGCGTTTGTCGTAGCACGGACCTTCGATGTTGTAGCCAGCCGTAGTGATGATGAACATCAGAGGCTGCTTGCGCGCCCCCATGCCCGTGAGCATGGTGGTGTAGAGCGCATCGCTGTCGTGCTCGTGGTACTCGTCCACGATGGAGCACGAAGGACTGGCGCCGTCACCGGGGTTGCCGATGATGGGCTCAAAGCGGCTGCCATCGCCTGGCTTGTTCAGGTTGGAGGCATTAACCTCGATGCCCGCAGCCTCCAGCAACATGGGTGATCGCATTGCCATCAGTCGCGCCGGCCGAAACACCTCCCATGCCTGCTTTTCTGTGGTGGCCCCGGAGTAAACCTCGGCGCCAAACTCGTTGTCGGCCGCAAACATGGCCAGACCCACGCCGGCGGCAATGACGCTCTTGCCGTTCTTGCGATTGACCTCCCAGTAGCTTTCACGAAAGCGGCGAAGACCATCCTTCTTGCGCTTCCATCCAAAGGTGCAAGCCAAACCGAACTTCTGCCACGGCTCAAGGGTGATCAACTGGCGCTTGAAGCCCCATTCGCCCTTGGTGTGTGGCAGCAGCTCGATCAGAGCAATCTTCTTCTGCGCCTCCTTCGCATCAAACTCGTAGGGGTAGGTCTTGCTTTTGCTGGCCAGCAGATCATCCAGATGACGCTGGCAGGCCTGCCGGACATATCGACATGCAGGAACCTTTCCTGCAATTACGGCCTTGGCGAACTTGTTGACTGCATCCACCGCCGGATATTTAGCCATTGATGACACCTGCAAACGGGTTGTCGCTCTGCTTCTTCTTGCCTGTCCCCATCATTCGCTGTCGACTGGACGGGTCCAGCCCCAGCATTCCGCCATAGCTGGCCATCATGGCCGTCGCCTCTTTGAGGGCCGTCGCGGCAGGGTTCTTGATCACGCCGCCCATGGCTCCAGAGACCGTCACTCCGTTCCGGGCGATATCCGCCTGGGCCATCCGAAACTGGTCATAAGCAGAGCAGTACACCTCAAGGTTCTGAATATCCGTCGCTGCCAAAATGCGCTCTTTGCACAACTGAGGCGCCACGGCTTCCCATAGCATCCGGCCGTTATCTCCCATCCAATCCGGACAATCGATATTCAGTACCAGCTCGAAGTCCGGTTCAGCTTGATTGAGAGCACGCTTGCCTGGATTACCAGCTAGCAGCTTCTTTGCCGTAGGTTTGGGGCGACGGCCAGAGCGCCCAGCAGCACCTGCCATCGGGCCTCCAGTTAAATTTCATATTTCGCGGGCGTAAAAATTCGACGAACCGGTCGGTCTAGAGGGCGGGATCGCCCTGGTTTCGACCCTCCCCCTCCCCGCCCAAAACCACCCAAGCAGCGCGATGAAGTCGCATGCGAAGCGATCAGGTCAGAAGTGGGGTGAACAAGCCCTGCGACTCCCGCGCCGTTTTGACGGCGTGGCAAGCCCTGCAGATCGCCTGCAGGTTTTCTCTTGCGTCCATTTGCTCTCGGGTCCAGCCCAACCGCTTTGCCTGGGCCTTCGAGACAATGTGATCGACCTCTTGCGCGCCCGACACCGCACCGAGCTTGAGGCATGGCTGGCACAAGCACGCATCGCGTTGCATGACCCACTCTCGAATCTTCTGCCACGCATAGTCATAGCCACGCGACTTGGCCGAGCCTCGCCCCGGATGATTCCAGCCACTGGCTTCGGACTGGTGCTCATCGCAAAAACCCGAGGACGAGCGCGACAGGGTATTGCAGCCTCGATGGCGACAAGGCTTGTTAGGGCGCTGAGGCATTACCAACCCGTCCCTGATGCTGCACCGCCTTTTCGATGCACATCCCCGCAAAATACCCAAGGGATAACACCTAGCAACCTCCTGCACCAGAAGATCAGAATGGAATCACTCACCAGAGACTCCATCCAGAGAGAGATCACAACTGAAGTTCATTTACACCCTCGTCTATCGGCAAGTTTCAGTGAGTCAAGGGCCTACCTAGTAGGCCCTTTCTGTGTTTGTCACAGACATAGGTGCCGCCACCGAGTGATCCGCCCCTACTGCAATGTGCGTGATCGTCGGGCGTGCTAGGTGGTAGCGAACCGTGAATAAAAAGCCGCCGAGGCGATCAAAAAAGTGCCCGCGGCACAGCGATAGGGAACACAAATCGTCTTGGACGGAATGTTGGCACATCCACCTACACCAACACACTGCTAGCAAGCACCCAATTGATAGTGAGCTTTCACACCCATTCAGGAGAAGTCAATGAACTCAACCTATCAATACTTAGGGTGCATCGATGCTTGTAACGCCTGCATCACTGCATGTAATGCTTGTATTGCCGAGTGCCTTAAAGAGCAGGACGTGAGTCCCATGGCTGGTTGCATTGCAATGAACATGGATTGCGCGGCCGTATGCGCACTGGCTTCAGGCGCTATGGCTCGCAACAGTGAGATGGCCAAGCACTTTTGCAAGCTGTGCGGCGAGATCTGCCTAGCATGTGCCAACGAATGTGAGCAGCACCTTCGCGAACATACCAGGAGGTGCGCAATTGATTGCCACGCTTGTGCCAAGGAATGTCATGCGCTGATCAATTGACCAATGCCGATTGCAAAAAGCCCCAGCGATTAGGCTGAGGCTTTGTAAATTTTGGACGCAGTTACCCCGGTCCGCTTCGTATTCTGCCAAAAAAATGTGAAGCGTCAAGCATCAGAGCACGCCTTTTGTGATGAGGCCGCGCGTCAGAATATTGCGTGCCTCCAGCAGCAGCACCTGTAGCTCGTCACGTTGAGTGGGCAGACGCGGGCTGCTCCAGACCTGGGCGCGGCAAGCCAGGTTGCGCGCAATGAAAGAGATGGCTGTACGGTGTGGCTGCGGGATTTCGTCGATCACAGCGTCCACAGCTTCCAGGTCCGCAACCTCCCACGCGCCGCCACCTCCTGGGCCAAGGCTGCAGGACACCGACCTATTCCCGTAGCCAGACCCCACTTTGGTGTTCGAGCACCACTGGTGCCACTCTTGCAGGATCTCATTCACTACGCTACTGGCTTGACCAATGTCAATCTGCTGTGTTGCTGTGCTGCTCAATGCTCGCTCCTGATTGTTTTGATCTTCCGCCTGTGGCTGGTCTTCAAACCACCTCGGCAATGAAGCCGGCCACAGGCCCGCCTTCAGAACCAGCTCGCGCGTAAAGCGCCCGGCCTCCAGGCCGTACTCACGGTGGGCCTCGCGCCCTCCGCTCTCCAGCAGTCGATAGTTGTCATAGGCCACATGGCAGCCTTCAACGCCAGGCCGGCTGCAACAGAGCGGGAAGCCCGTGCGGTCGTCCGTCTTCATGCCAAGGCCCTTGCCGTAATTGAGGTGGGCATGCTGGCTGTAACCCTCAGTGCCACACCACATGCAAGGCAGCTGAGCGACCAGCCGGCGGTAGGGCTCGCTCTCGATCGCCTTCTCCTTGCGCACTGCAATCCCAGTGGATCCGGCGCCAGGGACCATCACCACATTGACAGGCACCATCTCAGCCGTTGCACGGGCACTATCTAGCTGGCGCTGGGCGCGCTCCTGCAGCCGTTGCTCACGACTGCCAGCCTGGCCGGGCTCACAGTGATGACCCTCGTCCTGCTCATCGCGGAGCCCAGCGCCAGCCCATGAGCCGCGAGACTTGAAGCCCTTACCGGGCTTGAGTGGGGTACGACGCATCAGCATGTGGATCCTTCTTCCGGCTTCTCGCCGTACTGGAGTTCCAGCGCCAGCTGTGCGTAATGGATCACCTTGCGCAAATCCTCGGCACCGTTCTTGGCCTTGTGCCGGGTTGCGTACTTGACGATGTTTCCCTGAAAGAAGTCCAGACCATTGGCATCGATGAACTCAATCGGCTGGATCTTGCAGTCCTTGTAATGGCTCCCTCCCGCCTGAGTGTCCAGAGCGCTTTTCACCACCATGCCCGCCCCCGGTCCTCTACTGCCACCAGACTTCCGTAGTCGTCGACCACGCAAACCATGCTGCTTCCCACCTGCACCCGGTTGCAGCAGCGGTTCTCCATCCAGTGCTCGATCAGGTAGCGGCCGTCGCTCAGGCGCTCATAGGTCGGCCACACCAGCCGCGTGATGCGCGATGTGCTCGGCGGCTTGCGCTGGCCAGCCAGCGGCACGACCTTACCAAAGAATGCTGGGTTCAATGCCTGGGTCATTTTTTGACCACCTTCACTTCCAGGCCCAGCAGCGCCTTCATCAGGTGCCGCTTGAGCTTGAATTCAGAGGTCTCCACGCCCTTCACATCCTCAATCACCTCGATGCCCTTTTCCATGTACACGAAGTCAGCGATGTAGCGAATGGCGGGCCGGGCGCGCGCAGCGCCAGCAAACTTCACCGATGGGACCATCTCGAACACCACCTGCCGGCGCAGATCGCTGATATGGCCGCCACGCTGCAGCATTTTCAAGTGACCCCAGCGGTTCAACTCAGCCAAGCTGTCGAACTTGGTGCCGTCTCCAGTGACAACCTTCCTATTGCCGTACTTGTGGCCAGAACGCTTTGCGAACATCAATGCACACCCTCCTGCTGCCTACGCTTGTTCAGACCCAAGGCTTCTTTGGCATCCTTCAGGGCGCGATAGCTCACGGTTTTGTCGCCGGCATCCGCGCGGGCCAGAATCTTCCGAGCCCAGTCCTTGCCATCACCATGGGCCACGATGGACACATCGAGGCGCTGGAACTTGGGCGCTGGCAGCGCCAGCAAGCCGGCCTCTTCGGCATAGGTCTTGCGGGGCGTCGCCGCTTTGCACAGGGCCTCAAACTGCGGCAGGCTGGGCGGAAACTCAGGGTGATAGTCGGCAATGCGGTCGGCTGCAGCTTCGATCACCTCCGGCGCGTATTTGCGCAGCGCAGCACCCCAGACCTTGAGCGCAGCCAGCATGCCGATGTCTTGCCCGTCATCGTCCAGAGCACCGGAGCCGAACTTGCTCAGGAAAGCGGTGCCGTAGGAGCCCTGCATCAGCAGGAACAGCTTTGCCACGCCAGCACTCACGGCCTGAGACTCTCCACGACGGGGCGATGCGGCCGCATGGGCCAGTTGTCCAATGGATTTCATTGCAGACCTCCGAGAATGGCGGCCATGGCGCCAGCGTGCTTGCCACCTGCTGCAGAGGCAGGCGCCATGGATGGACGACGGGCCGCGGGCATTTCGGTGCATCGGCGGATCCAGTTGCGCCAGGTAGCAGCCCAGTCGGCCTTGCGCCCGTCCTTGCCAGCCTTGCCGCGCCAGTGGTCGGCAAACATCGCGGCCTGGCGGCGCACCTCTTCCTCGGTCAAGCCGGCATGCTCGGCAATGGCCCAGTCACCCCAGCTCTTGGGCAGCCTCCAGTCATCTGGCAGGCGTGTTCCTGTCGCTGTCGCAGTCTTGCCCCTTCCCTTCGCCTCTTCTGGCTGAGCCGGAGGCGAAGTGTCACGGTCCGCAGCACCTACAGCCTTTGAATAGTTAACTGTCTCTTCTTTATCTGTATCTGTATCTATATCTGTATCTGTACGCGTGACATCCGTACCCGTCACGCGTGACTCATCAGTGACCTGATCGTGACCACCCTCTTCTCCCTCTGAAACAGCGTCTTTTTTGCGCTGGCGCTGGCGGCGTTTACGCTCTGCTGCGGTGTTGTCTGTATCGCTGCGCATCTGCAGGGTGGCCCACTTGGAGGGCTGCAGGGTGGCCTGCTCAATCAAACCGACCTCAGCCAGGCGGCGGGCCACCTCTTCCAGACTGCGCACGTCCAGGCCCAGCTTCACGGCGACCTTGCGCATCAGCAGCGCAGGTGCATCGCCCTTGTCCAGCAGCCCCTCGCCCTTGAGGCACAGCAAGGCCACAAAGTGCCAGCGATCCTCAAAGGCCAGCAGCTTTAGCTTGTCGTCATCGACCATCCGCGTATAGGTGCGGAACCATGGGAGCTTGCTCATTGTCCAGACCTCGCGTTATCTGCGGCGTGCTCTGCATCCAGAGACTGCTGAACGGCGAGCAACGCGGCCACAGCCTCAGCAATTTCGCGCTGCACGACGCGCTTGTCGTTGTCGCTGACGTTGTTGTCTGCCTTCGCCATCGTGGTGGCCATCAGAACGTCTGCGCATTCACGCACAGCGATGGCTGCAGACTTGGAAAGGCATTTTTCAGCGCCTGGCTGCGCTTCGGGCAGCGCCAGCATGCCGGCGTTGAATGAGAAGACCGTGCCCAAAGCATGCGCTTCAGCGCTACCAGCCTCACGGCACATAGACGCAATCTCCTCAGCATCAGCGAGGCCCATCTTGTGGCTCGGGGACACGCCGCTCAGCTCCTTGCGCAGAACTTCTTCGGATTTGTTCAGGCGGGCTGCAAGAGCAGCGCGGCCGCCTGGGTAGTTGGCGACCATGCGTCGCAGTGCATCAAGAGCATTCATGTCGTCCGGACTCCGAGAAAAAGGACGTTGCGGGCTGTGCCGCCGAAAAAGACACTGCCTGCATGCAAACGAAAACAGGCCAGAAGAGCGGAAAAGGTGCCCGCCGCACCCTGGGCTATGCTGGTGGCTTCCAAACCATTACCAACAAGCTCAAGGAGGGCAGACATGAGCCAGGACGAGAACAGAATCAAAGCCTCCAACTTCGACATGAACGTCGACAACGGCTTGGTTACCGTGAAGCGCAAATTCACCTTTACCAAGGCGAATATCGAGTTCGAAATTGCGGTGCCGCTAAAGGATGGAGAGGTCACGGTTGCGGAGATCCATCAGCAGTCGGTGAAGGGCGTGATTGCATTGCTCCAGACGTTGCTCCCCGAGGAAAAATAAGCATCCCAAGTGCATCCAAGCCTACTGGCTTAATGTGTGCGGGTGTGATTGCACGCGCCACTCTCCGTGACTTCAACCGCTGCACAGACTCAGGAATGGGGCCGCCGAAGCGATATCGCTCAGTCATATGTGACCTCCTGGAAAAGGGTGCCCGCCACCTCACGGGGCAGAATGGAAGTTCCCGCACAACCATTCCCGCGAAGGGCGGACATGAACAAAGACATCGAAGCGCTGACCGAAGCGCTCCAACAGAATTTCGAAATCGTGAAACTGCTCTCCAAGCGCATCGAAGCCTTGGAAGGCCAGTTGGAGGAGAGTGCAGCGCAAAGAATGGCGGTCATGCTTTTGCTCCGTGCGACTGTTCAAAGCTCGCCAGACAACACGCAGATCGTTGCGATGGCAGAGCGCCTGGCCGCGTTGATGCAGGTTCAGCCAGGCATCCTTCTTCAGGGAGGAAAGAGCACTTTCCAAAAGATGAAGTCGCAGCTGAACTGGATGACAGCACCAAGCCAGCAGCACGGCTGACTGCCATCACCCCAGAGGCATGCATCGCCCGGTGCATTGCCTCCACAACAGCCACGCTCTGCACGGCGCGGCGATACGCGGCGCGTGCACGCTTGAGCTGCCGGCGTTGCGCGATGCGCTTGGTGGAGTTAGTCATGCATAAGCTCCTCGTGCAGGTTTGCCGCGCAATCCTCTTTGTGCACGGTATGGCGATAGAAGTTGTTGAACAGGTGCCACAGAGGGGAGCCCACCGGGTAGCGATTGGCCAAAGCCAAGGAGATTCGGTTTTGCGCGGCGTGCTGCGCCTGGGTGCCCACCGCCTCCCTGGGCAGAATGGAAGCTCCCACACAACCATTCCCGGGAGGGGCGGACATGGCATTTCTTGAAGCTCTGAGCGCGGCCAGATCGACATTCGAAATAGCAGCCGTGGCTGTAAAAGCCAGAGACGAAATAAAGCTCCAGTCGGCTATGGCCGAACTACGCGAAAAAATCTGGGCGATGTCAGACATGGGGCTCACCCAAGTGCAGGCGCTTCATCGCCTCGAACTCGAAGCTCAGGAACTTCGAGTGAAGCTGGCTAAAGCGCAAGATGAACATGCACAGCTTGAAGCCAAGCTCGAAGAGAAAGACCAATATCAAATCACCGAGGTATGTCCCGGCGGCTGGGCGTACGCGCTGATAAGCGACATGGACAAGCCCGTGCATGGCCGTGCCTACTTTTGTCCCGCGTGCTACAGCCAAGGCAAGAAAGTGCCAATGCGTCATTACCAGGCGCAAGGGCAGCTTGCGGAAAGCTGGACGTGCATGGCTGACAGCACTCACCGACTGAACAAGCCAGACCCCAACAGGAGCAGCTATGTACTTGGACACGATCCGCGCGACTGGATGGCATAAGCGTTCAGTCATTGCCCGCCTCCTTGGTTGAGGTGGACGCCTGGGACAACTCTGGCCAGATATCCTGCCAGTCTTCCGGGCGCAAGTCGCGCCGCGTCACCGCCCCCTTGGTGGTCGATTCAATCGCAACGGCCATCCGCTCAGGGATGGGTCGAACGCCTTTGGCCCACTGATTGATGGTTGGAGCCGTCACATTCAGACAGCGCGCTAGCGCAGCTTGGCTTCCGGCGATTTCTGCTGCGGCGGCGACTGCTAATCCAGGAGTGGCATATGTCATTCCTCAATAATAAGGCATAGCCTAATCATCAACAATAGGCATTGCCTAGAGAACCCTGCAATTGGAACATTAGGCGATGCTTACAGGCGAAAAATTAGGCGATGCCATCGAGGCAGCCATCAAACTCAAGGGCGTCACAAAGAAGGAAGTGGCAGCGCACTTTGGCGTTCAACCGCCTTCTATTCAGGACTGGGTAAAGCGCGGCACGATTGGCAAAGAGAAGCTGCCCAAGCTCTGGTCGTACTTCTCTGATGTGGTGCCTGCGACTCATTGGGGTCTTGATGCAATTCCAGCAGCAGATCACACGGATTCGACCTCACATAATCTGGACACCTCGATCGTTCCCGCCTACCACGCACCCGATGCCGTGCTGGTGCCCTTATTGAGTAACTGCGGAAGCATGGGCCCCGGCTCTGAGTTGTTGGAGTCAGATGTCATCGTGGGTGACCTGGCCTTGTCTCCTCATTGGATCAATCAGCAGATCAGACCCCAGAACCCGCAGGAGCTGCGCTTCATTCACGCCTACGGCGACAGCATGCACCCAACCTTTACAGACGGTGATGTCCTGCTCGTAGATACCGGCCCCAGCGCGCGGGATCCCAGTTCACGCGAAGGCGTTTACGTTCTACGGGCAAATGACCGGACGTTCATCAAGCGTGTCACCCCAACCTTTGACGGCAAGCTGCAGGTGACAAGCGACAACCCCAGCGCAAAGACTGTGCAAACACTCAATGGCGATCACCAGGTAGATGTAGTGGGCCGAGTGGTCTGGGCCTGGAATGGTAAGAGGCTGTGAGCGTCTGCCGAGTAGCTGGCTCAGTGGGGAGGACTCGAGGGTGTTTTTGTATGTAAACAACTATGGAGCAAGCCATTCGCGTCTTCATCGAGTCCCGCTGCTGCAGAATCTCCTGAACAACCCGATTCGTGAGCACTTCAACGAACTGGGACACATCCTAGGTAGCTGAGAAGAGCGACAAAAGAAGGGAACTTCCACAGTGTTTATGCATCTTAAGTGATATCACTGGCGCTATCATCCATGAAAAAAGATAAGATCTCCGGTCTACGGAGAGAACTGAAGCAGATGCGCCAGAACTACACCTCTTATCCAAGTAGAGTGCTGGAGTCATATGCTAAGGCTGTTGGCCGACAACTTGATTCCAGAGGAAAAGAGCCTAATTGGGTAAGAGAGATAGAGCCTGAGCTAAGCCCTCCACTCTCGATTCCGCATCACTCAGCGGGGTTGAAGGCGGGTACCGCACGGAGCATCATTGATCAACTTCTTTCCGATCTGGATGAATGGGAAATGCATCACGATCAACTTGAAAAAGATGAGGCTGATGATGAGTGACGTAACAACTACAGCTAAAAAACCATCAATGGATTCTGCAAAACTGGATGAACGCTATGTGCGCCGTCTGAGCCCCGACCCTTCAGGTGGATACACAGCAACAATTCATGAATTTCCTGGCTGCATTGCAGAAGGTGATTCCGCAGAAGAGGCATTGAGCAATCTCGAAAGTGCCGCTTTGAGCTGGATGCGTTCAGCTCATGCAAACGGCTATCCCGTAAGCCCACCGCTTGACTATGAAGGCGCAAGTGGAAAGATTGCATTGCGCGTCTCCAGACGGCTTCATCAGCTTGCGGCTGAAAGAGCAGATCTGGAGGGCATAAGTCTCAACCAGTTCATTGGCAACGCACTTGCAAGCTACCTAGGTCAACAAGACGGTATGCGGCGCCTAGCCTACGAACTGCATAAAGCAGTACAAAGCAACCTGTACTTCTTCTACCAAAATAATTTTTCAGCAGTGCATGGAAGATCAACGAACGATCTTCGAGTGATCCCCACCATGAAATTTCGAGAAGTTAGCTCGTCTGCTAGCAACTTAATGATCACTGCAGCTCCCGAACCCAAGATGTTCATGGAAATTTCACATGGCTAAAAATGCAAGCTCTTACTCGTTTGACCACAAAGAGATTGTCACGTTGATGCTCAAAGAGGCCGACATTCACGATGGAATTTGGACGCTCAGCGTGAACTTCAGGCTGGGCGCAGGTGCTTTCGGCCCAACACCTGCAGAAGTAGCTCCCACTGGGTTTGTGAGCATAGAGGGGATAGGTCTGCAGAAGATCGATCCAGTTCCTTCAGAGCTACCACCACTTGCTTTTGATGCCGCTGAATTAAACCCAGCCTAGGCAGACGATCGCGCTCAAGAAGCCCACCTCGCGTGGGCTTTTTCACACCCAATACTCGATGGTCATATAGACCACCCAGGCCATCAGTAGGATGATCAACTGCTGAACCCAGAACTGAGTCATGACCAAGGACATCGTCGCTCTCCTCGAAGTGCGTTGATAGACTCACAGTCTCACTGTGAGTACTCACGGGCAAACGGAGACAGCCTGCCCCGACCGGGCTTTTTTACGTCCGCCAGTCGTCCCGGATCTCATTGATCACCCAGGCCACAAGCACGGCCAGGATCCACAGGCCAACCATTTGTGTCATGAGGGTAGACATCGCCGCTCTCCTTGAAGTGCGTGATACCTAAATGCTCCTCCTTCAGGCTGCTGTCTGCAATCTGTGACAGCTCCACAAGTGAGGACTTTTTCATGGCACCATCTCCGCATGACAGCACCCGCACCCCGCCTTCAGTCCACCAACATCCGCACTCGTGTTGTGAGTGGGCAGCCGTTGATCGGCGTGAAGCACACCGCCAAAACCTCGTCGGGCCTGCCCGTTTCAACCGCCTGGATTGATATGTCTCGTGAGGACGTGGAGGGACTGATTAAGTCACTGCAAGAAGCCCTTGACGAGTTAGGCAAGCAGTAGCCCCACTTCTCCCGCACACCAGCCCGCCCTGAGCGGGCTTTTTTTCGTCTGGATGCTGCGTTGGCACGCTGGGCCAAGAAAAAATAAGGCGATGCCTATTGCATTTAAATTAGGCTATGCCTTATTATTCATCCATCGCAGCAATGCAAGGGGTGCCAAGTGATCGAGCCGCGCGCCACGGGTCTTTAAAAAGCCAGAGATTCAATGCACGTCGCGAGACACGCTGCGCCCCGATGACTTACCGGAACGCGCCGCGACTCTGCCGCCCCGAAGCGGTGGATGGTGCAAACGGCGCAGATAGTGATCTGCATAAAGCTGCCAGAGCGAAGCTGGAGCCCGCATGCGGGGAGATGCCAGCACCTCAGCTTTGAGGGCGCTACAACGCTACAAGCTGTGTTTCGTGTTAGATCTCGGTTTTACCGACTGCCCTTGCCTAGGCTAGGAAGGCCGCCCTGCAGTGCGAGTCCAGGCGATTTTCCGACGCGCCCTTTCAGCCGATCCCATGCGCCATTGCGCGGATCCGTTGGGGCCTGTTTCTTTTTCTGCTTCTGCGTCATTCGGCGCGCATCTTGTGCCCGTTGGGCCGCACTGCGGAAAGCGTAGAAAACAAAGTCCAAATCTCTATTGCTCCTGATGAGCAGAGCAATTTTCTGAGATGCGTCAGCATCCCCCTTTTTTGCCTTTGTATAGAGGTCATATAGGTACGTAATTGAATACCCGCTGCGGCCGATGATGGCTGATGCTTTAGCTCCAATACTCATGTTGTAACTATTGGCTACAAACCGCAGGCTGAGTATTGGGGTTTGCAAGCAAGCAGCGCCAGTCCCTGAGCGACATCAGGGGCAAAAGCCAAGCCCTTTCACCCGAGAGCGCTTGGCTTTTTTACGCCGATAACAGGGCGGCCCTTCCCTGTAGATAGAAAGACTCTCTCCATGAACGCAGCTCAAGCAATCATCAACAAGCTCTCCGAATATGACTTCGTGATCGCTATCGACACTTCCGGCTCCATGGGCGAGCCCGTCAAGCGCGGCTCCAGCGTCACACGTTGGCAAGCCGTACAGGAATCGGCAATGGCCATGATCCGCGATGCCCAGCAAATCGATCAAGACGGCCTGGGCCTGGTTCTGTTCGGCAGCAAGGTTGAATCCTTCGACGGCGTGACCGCTGATAAGGCTCGTGAAGTGTTCTCCTCTCACGGTCCGCGCGGCACCACCCCTCTGGCTGAAGCCCTGGATGCGGCGTTTGCGCTGGCTGGTAAGTCCGACAAGAAGGACATGATCATTGTCTTCACCGACGGCGTGCCCGACGACAAGGCTGCAGCGGCCCAACGCATCCTCCAGCAGGCAAACAGCCAAGCCAATGACGACGACTGCACCGTGCTGTTCATCCAGGTGGGCGACGATGCGGCCGCGACGGCCTATCTGAAGTCGCTGGACGACGACCTGAAGGGCGCCAAGTTCGACATCGTGGATGTCAAGACCGTGGCCGAAGCTGATGCGTTCGCCTCCACGGCCGAGCTGGTGGCCGCCGCCATCGAAGACTGATGGTCGACCTGATCCTGCTGATCTTTGTGCTGGCGGTGTTCGCCGCCGGCTTCTGGTGCGGGAAGAAGTACCGCACTGTCGCTGCCATGAAGTCGGCCATTCTGGCCTGGTTCAAGTAAGCAGCTACACGCCCACTCGGAGCGGATCCGGGGTTCAAACGAAAGCCTTGCTAGCAGCGCTTTCGTTTGATTAAAGTGACCCTATGACACGCATAAACACGACCGAAATCTGGGAGCGACACGGCTACAGAGTCGAGCGCATTGAGCAGGTCATGGGCGCACCACAGCGCAATATCTATGGCCCTGACGGTGTGCTGCTGATCGAGGACGCTGAGTACACCCAGGAGACTGAAGCACTGCGCGACCTTGGCTTCATCGAGTGAGCGCGACCACAGCTGCGACAACTTGGCTAGCGTCTATTTTTCGAGGGCACCGTTTAAGGTCATTTAAAAGAGTACTGTGGGACAAGGCAGTCAATCTTGACCAGCCGCCTTAGACCGGAGGTCTATTTGTCAGGTAACCCCATCCCCATCTCCACCCCATCCTTTTTGGACACCTTGAAGCTGATGTTTTTTATTACCGACGGGCTCCCAGCTCCGCAGCAACAAGGCAAACCTCGCGTCCCGAAAGAAAAGAATGAGGAAGAGCAGCAGCAGCAACGCAAGCAGTAGCGAAAAAAAGAGCTACTTTTCTAACTCAGGCTTGTCCCAGATGCCTTGAGCAACCGCCTCAACGCGAGCACACCAGCCACCTCCGGGTGGCTTTTGCTTGCGCCGTTTAAGGTCTTTTAAAAGCGTAATGTGGGTGCATGCAAGTCCTCTTGATTTGCAGCTTTAGACCGGAGGTCTATATGTTCCCACTCCTTGTGTACCAAAGATATGTCGCGTTTTGGCATGACATGTGGTCGATCATCCTTGAGCCCATCTCTGAGCTCCCACCAAGCCCTTCAAGCTTCGATCAAGAGCCTTCAGCAAAGCCAGAAACGCCACCATCCACGCTCGGCTCAGATGCAGCCAACGACAAGCCCTGACTGCCACGCTCACGCCCCAGACTAAGCAGAAAGCCATGATCCTCAGCCACCTTTTCAGGTGGCTTTTCTTTGAGGAAACTGCTGCGGTTTAAGGCCTATTCGAGCATTGCTGACATGGACTTTGAGACCGCCGTTTAAGGTCATTAAAAAGAGTACCGTGGACTCATGTGGCCTATCTTGGACCGCTGCCATAGACCGGAGGTCTATATGTCTTTCATCGACAAAACTATCTTCAGCATCCGCTCCCGATGTCCCGACGTAAAACAGGAAGTCGATTCCCGGAACGTGGCGGATGACGACCGAATCTTTCACACGCCATTTCAAACGGATGCACAGCTGCAGGAGGAGTCACCTGAGCAGATGCTGCGCAAAAAAACGAACCGCCTTTTGCTGCAAGCGGTCCTCAACAAAATCTCTGCCGCTTGAGCAAGCATCTGACCGGAGGTCTATATGTTTTCACTACTTGGCTACAAACGTCAGTCCGAGTTCTGGCGTGATATGTGGGTGATGCTCCTCGAGCCGATTTCAAAGATTCAACCCATCGAACCCAGTCTCGATTCACCACTCGCACCGACGCCAAAAGCCCCACAGCCCAGCTCCGAAACACCTGCTGTCAACGACAAGGCGTGACAGCACCATACGGAGACGCAGCGAGCCCGTAGCTCGCGCGTGTCAGTCTGGAGGTCTATATGTCAGTAAGCCGCATCCCATCTTCATTCCTGAGGGTTTGGAGAACAGTCAAACGAGTCTTCGCCAGAGGTGAGCCACTCCCCAGTTCACCCAACATCGAACAGTGCGGACCTCCTGAAAAAGACAAGAGGAGGCAAGAGGAGAGGCAATCGCGCATGCGCCATAGCTATCGGTACTGGTAGCAAGAGTGCTCGACAGCCCCCACGATTAAGGGCTTCATTTTCAACAGCCACCTTCTAAGGTGGCTTTTTTGTGCCCGGAGATCTTGAGATGTGAGCATTCAGCCAACATGTGGCATACATGCGCCCTCTCCCGCAGGGCTATAGCGGGGCCATCAAGAAAGAGCGCGGCACTGAAAAACTGCAACCGGGCGTGGAGTTTGGCAATCCGAGATGACGCCACCGACAGACCGAAAGCCGGTTGATCCGCTCTTTTTCTTGATGGTGCTGGGGGTCGGCTCCCCGGCTCTTACAAACCAGGCCTGAAAAGGTCTGGCTGGAAAACTGCAAGAGGGTAATCGCACCGGCCACAGGTGCCCATCATGACCACCCCGGGAAAGTAGCGGGGGCTATCTGGCGTGACTGCTCGAGCAGGTACGGCAGCTCAGGAATGGGCCTGGGCTGGCGGCAGTCACGAACTCGGCGCTTTGCGTCGTGGCGACAGTGGTCACGCCAGATGGTTCTACCCTATTTGGTGTAAGTCGAGCTCGCCTTGTTTACCCCAAAAGCGTCAAGCAGAATTCGACGCAATCCACCTGTTACGCCGAGCCTAGGCCCCCCCTCAATCTTTCCCTAGGCATGACTCGAAAGGTCATCGGCCCTCTATTCAAAGCCCGCAGCGCCAGCTCGCGGGCTTTTTCTTTGCCCCAACCACCCTCCACAGGAGTCCTCGTGGAAATCGAGATCGATTTGGACTTGCCCGGCTCATCGTCCAGGCCGTCTGCGCCGAGCGCATCTAGCCAATCGTTGGGTCAATCTGAGCTACTGCACTTTTTGTGTTTCAGTTTGATACATATCAACCGATAACCTCCTATGAACTGAACAGACTCAAGGAGATTTCATTGAAGCGATGCATCATCAAAGTAGCAGGAGCCTGCTACACCGCCCTATTCCCAAGCACATGCGCCGCACTTGAAGATGCCTTGCAACGCTTCCCAAGCGCCACCGCGATATCCGTGAAAGCCGCTTGAGTTCGGTTTGATCTAGCTATTCATCCAACAGCCAACGCCAACTAGCAATCGTGTCTGCGACCGTTGCGCAGTCCCGGCTTAGCCAAATCAATACTGGAATAGCTATGCGTCCATCAACGCTGTCTATCAGCATATCGATCGCCATTTCAGGCTTCATCCTTGTTTCCTGCACGAATGAGGAGAGCCACAAACTTGAGGCCAGGCGAGCTGCCAGGCGGCTGCTTGCCTTTCCTGAGCATGCCGAGTTCAAAGACGTGAAGTTGAGCAAGAACGGCGATGCTGTCTGCGGATTTGTGGGCTTTCGTCAAGGTGAGTTAGCCTCCTATCCAGGCAAGAAACCATTTGTCTATGAACTCAACACGCACACCGCAAGCCTTGTGGAAATGCTTCAGGACAAGGACTTCAAGAACTTTATAGAGGACAGGCTCGAAAGCGAAGATGAAGTTGCCAAAGTAAAAAACTTGATCAAGACCTGCCGCGGGCAATCTCTATGGCAGACGAGCTGCTCTCCTGCACTTGATATCAAGAAGCACGCTCTCTGCACCTACGTTGAGCCTCCCACATTGCTTTAGCGATGCCAAAAAGCCAGCCTTAACACCTGCTCGGGGTTACCGGGCTTCGGAGCGAGAAGGGTGCAGTTCCTCTCCTCTAGCCTCCCATCAAGGCTATAGCGAGGCCATCACGGTATCGCGGTCCGCGCGCCAACATGCCTCGCAAAGAATTGCGCAGCAGCGGTCGGCTGACTGGGAAATTATTCGAGTAGCATCCACATTGGGCCCAGCTATTCGGACGTAGGTGGAGCCTCTTTCGCCACCCACAAGGTGGCTTTTTTTTGTCCTGAGTTCGGGACCATCCGGCGTGACTGCTCAAGCAGGTACGGCAACTCAGGAATTCGCCTGGGCTGGCGACAATTGGGAGCGCGGCGTGGCTTCAGCGTCTTGAGCGAAAGTGGTCACGCCAGATGAGGGAGAGCCTGTTTATGAGCCCCCGCACATCTTGATTCCGTCACTCTCTTTGGGCAAAATTTGCAGCACGTACCTGTTTTGCCGGGCCTGGGGTCACAGACTCCTTTCACTTCCTCAACTTGCCCAGGCATGACCAAATAGGTCACCGGCTTTTTATTCGCGCCCGCAGCAACTGCTTGCGGGCTTTTTCTTTTTCAAGGCAGCTCATCGCGCAAAACAAGCGCCTAACGTCACTGCAGCAGTCTCACGAGCGAACCGAGAGCTACTCTGTTTGGTGTAAGACGAGCTCCTATTGATCACCCTAAAAGCATCATGCAGAATTCGACGCCATCTACCTGTTATGCCGGGCCTGGGATATCTCCTCCCTCCCTTACTGACCTATCTCCCCAGGCAGGACTCAAAAGGGTCACCGGCTCTTTATTCAAGCCCGCAACAACCGCTAGCGGGCTTTTCTTTGTCCGCCAAAGATTTCTCTAGCCGTCGCAAGCCGAAGAAGAGTAGTGCACGCAGCATTTAGCTTGGCAACCTCATCAAAGAAAGACGACAGCCGCGAAGGGAGGGTGCACCGTTCGAGATTCCGCAGATATCACAAGTTGAATCAAAGGTATCCAATCGCTCAATCTGTAAGCGCCTACATACCTACTTACATCTGCCAGTTACAACAAGACGGACTCACAAAGAAACGTCAGCTCGCAGGTTCTGCGGCCAGTCTCTGAGATGTAGGGAGTGTCCTCATGAAGAAAGTTAATCCTGCTGCCAAGCACGCAAACCGAGCCTATGTACGCATGCATACATATGTGACGAAACATTTTGACTGGGATCTCTTCACCAAGGACTACCGCGTAGTCCTGAACACCGATGAGGACGGAGGCGTCACGCTTTACATCGTCAAAGTCTTCGACAAGAACGGCCAGTTGGCTGCATTAGGGCCAAAGATTCCTAACCAGATTACGTTCTCGTACCGCCAGGCGCCCATCATGTCGGTATGGACTGAGTTTTTCAACGACGGCAAATTCACCTGGCGCAATATCTCGTGCCGCTAGATGCGACAGCAGTCACGCCAGGTGGCAAGTCAGATTCATTTCTTTCCACCACCGACAAGGTAGACATTGCCCTCAGTCACTTTGTTGAGAAGCTCGCGATACGCATTCACCAAGTGATCGCGGCCAAGCCTGAATTCGGGATCCGTTCTATCAGGTCCGTCCTGATGCTTGGCATCCAGCTGCGCAGCACGCAGCTCTCTCGCCGCTTGATGCGCGGTCTCGCGCGGTAGCGCCTTGACGACTGCCGTCAAGATCATCGACAGCGCAGCGAATGCGCCAGATTCCTCCTGGGTCATGAAGCACCTCCAGTCTGATGACCCATTTTAGTTTCCAGCCGAGCCTGGGGTTTATCTCCCCCCTCCCTCTCTGAACCATTCCTCAGGCAGACCCGAAAGGTCACCGGCTCTTTATCTAAGCCCGCAGCAATCGCTAGCGGGCTTTTTCTTTGCCCAAACCACCCTCCACAGGAGTCCCCATGGAAATCAAGATCGATTTGGACCTGCCCAGCATCATCGCCCAGGCCGTCAGCGCCGAGCGCATCCAGCCCCTGGTAAACAAAGCCATTGCCGAAGCTGTCGGTGCCGCCATCCGGGACGCTACCGACTATTCCAGCCCGTTCCGCAAGGCGCTTGAAACCCAGCTCAAGGACGCCATGCCCCACGGGCTGGCAATTGATGATGTGGCGAAGTTCCAGCTCATGGCCAATAGCGCAGTCACGGAGGCCGTCATGGGCGCGAACGCTGAAACCATCAAGACAGCTATCGCTCAAGGCCTGAAAAGCTCCATCCCGGACGTGCCAGAGCGCATCAAGCTGTCCGAGTTGGTTGGGAAGGCGCGCGAAGCCTTTCACAAGGAGCGGCATGAAGCCTTCTATGCTCACTACGAACCAAGCGAGTATGGCGGCGGCTGGCTTTCGCTTGATAGCGATGAAAGCACTAGCAGCAAATACAGCGCCGACATGCGACTGTCCATCAACAAAAACGGCGAGGTCTATTCGCTGAAACTAGACGGCCGCGACATCACGCCCAAGAGCATTCCCGATGCTGCGGGCAGGTTTGACGGCCTTCTGCTTGCGCTCTACGTTGGCCGCAGCTCTATCGAGCTTGACATGGACGCGGACGAAGTTGAAAGCGCCGCCGGCGAGCAATGGGATTGAGGGCCGCGCGATGAATCCATACAGCAACCATCAGCCCGTCGATGAAGACCTGGTTCAGCGCCTGCGCGAGAAGGGAGGCCTGTGAAATGGCCACGCATCTACACCATCGCCCTCGTGCTGCTGATAGCCGCCCTGCTCCTGATCGCCCCGACCCTGGAACAAAGCTGCTGCTCGCGGCGCAATGGGCACTCACCGGCTTCGGCCTCTTCTGCCTGGTCGGCGCGGCCGTAGTCATCGCACTCACGCCGGAAGCCTGGCCCCTCTGAGCAGCAGGCACTTAATTGAACAGGAGATCCTCATGCTGAAGACGATTGTTGACTCCCTGCTGGTCATCGTTGGCGCCCTGCTTCTCGCAGCCTGGCTGTCTGCGCCTGATGCCCAAGCCGATGAACCCAAAACCTTCACCCAAAGCCTGCGCGATGAGTTCGCCTGCCCGGGCATGCATGCCGAGTGGCTGGACGAGAAGACCGTGCAATGCCTGAAAGAGCAACCTTAGATTGGGCATGACATGACCTTTTTGCAGGAAGTCTTTTCGCTCTTCTTGCGCATAAGGATAGAGAATAGGCATTGAAAAATTCATTGCAATAGTCTGTCTTCAGACAGAGCTTTTGCCTTCGCTACGCAGACGTCCATTGGAGGTCATCAACATGCGAGCTCTAAGGCGCCAAAGGGTGCAATAGCGGCCGTTGCGTTCGCATCCATCAACATAGACTGAAGCGTATGGCAAAGCCACCAATCCAGCTTGAGTACCTACCCAAGAGGCGAAGCAGCAGGAACCACCTCCTCTGGAGGGCAGGATTCTTCTTGAGCGCCTCGGCGGTTCTGCTGACTTGCCTGGTCATGGGAGGCTGTAAGCCCGAATCGGGAAAGAAGTTTGAGGAAACAACTGCTGCATTCAAAAATTCAGCGCTTAGCGCCTGGCATTGCCCAGGAATGACAGCCATTTGGGTCAGCGAAAATATTGTGAAGTGCGTCAAAGAAGAGCGTTGAGCTCGACAATTTAAAAATGCAAAAAGCCCACACCTTTACAGATGTGGGCTTTTTTACGCCAAGTAAAAATTACTTGCGTGTGTTGGCTAGAGATACAGAGATAACTCGACCACCCAATGACTGATCATTCAGGGAGTCGATCGCTATTTTTGCTTGGGCAGCAGTGCCCATTTCAACAAAGCCGAAGCCGCGCGATTGACCTGTATTTCGATCCATTATGACTTCAGAGGAAATAACATCCCCACAGCTTGAAAAATGTGATTTTAGTGTTTCGCGATCGATGCCATAGCCAAGATTGGAGACGTAGAGATTGCTTTGCATACAGTACCTTCTAAATGAATTTCGCTACTTATTTTTCAGAGCGAAAGATGATTCCCAAGAGAACCACGAGAGTGCTTTGGTGAAGATTAGTCAGTAGCCAAAGCTTCTACTGAGGGTTGAAAAATGATGCAGCTCAATTCAGCTGGTGGCCAAGCACCATGCTCCGGCCTTCAGCCAAAGCATATTTAGAGGCAAGCGACTCATCAGAAAAATGCGGGATAAACCGAAAGATTCGGTCATAAGTACCACGACGAATAGAGACAGCAGCAGTGAATTGACCACTTGCGTCAGTCTGGGTGAGAGGTGTGACCACGTAGCGGCCAATCTGCTCTGTAGTGTTTTTGTGCAGCATGAAAGCGAACGATCGCACGCACGATTGCGCAGACCGTCAAATGAGATAGGGAAGGCCCGTGCTAAGTGCAGGGGGCAACGCAGATCCGCGAGGATGTTCAGGATCTGGGAAGTTCGCCTAGAGGGGTGTGACCACCGCGTGCTTTGCTAGAAGAGCGGCTACCTGCGGCCAAGGGGCGGCATTGGTGTCAGACAGGCACTGTTGGGGCGAACGGCCTTAACAGCGAGTGAGGCCAGTATAGGTGAACCGAAAGACCTTTGGTTGGAAATCTTCCGCTCTCCCGGCCTGACGTCCCTCACATCAAAGCCTTCAAAAAATAAATTGATAGACCACTAAGGATTAACCATGTACTGTGGGCCTAGCGTTCGGATATTTACAGAGAGCCTCACCAATGACCAAAACTAAAAAATCAACCGTTCACCATGTCGTGGAGGCCAAGCGATGGGAGCTCAGTCGCGAAAAAGAGCGCATCACCTACCCTCCGGAACATGCCGGCCCGGTGCAAATGGAATGGCGCAAGCGAGAAAACTACTCCGCCACCGACCTCGACTACCGAGGCCGCAGCAAGATTTAGAGAGCCTCCACAGAATTGCCTTTGCCCGCCATTGAGCGGGCTTTTTTATGAGTATCACCAGCATGACAAATACCACCACCGACAAGCGCTGCGGAAGCTGCGGCGCGCCTCTTCCTGAAGACTTCAAAGAAGAGCAAGGTCAACCACTTCCTTGCGGCCACTAACGGCCTCCACTCTCTCCACTTCAGAGCCCGCCAATCAGCGGGCTTTTTCTATTTCTGGAGTTCAGATGTTCAAGAGCATGATCATTTACCGCATTGCCAAGAGCTGGCAAGGCGATCTGCAGGCGCTGGAGGATGCCCTGCAAAAGACAGTCTTTGAGGAGTGCGGCGCCACACAGGAGCGTTCCGTGGGCTGGGTTCCGCCGCGTGGCGAGGCTCATGGCCCGCTGGTCGAATCCGTGGCCGGCCAATGGGTGATGCGCTTCATGACCGAGGCCAAGGTGCTGCCGGCCAGCGTACTCAATCGCAAGGTCAACGAGAAGGCCGAGCACATCGAAAAGACCGAAGGCCGCAAGCCCGGCAAGAAGGAAAAGCGCGACCTCAAGGACGAGGCCAAGCTGGACCTGCTACCCATGGCCTTCACCAAGCAAGGCAGCATGTGGGTCTGGATTGACCCCCAGGCGCGCACGCTGGTGCTCGATACCAGTGCGCAAGGTCGTGCCGACGAGGTGGTAACGCTGCTGGTCGAAGGCCTGCCCGGCTTTGCCCTGGCCCTGCTGGACACCCAGACCAGCCCGCAGGCCGCCATGGCGCATTGGCTGATGACACAGGAGCCGCCCGCCGGCTTCAGCGCTGACCGCGAGACAGAACTGAAAGCATGCGACGAGTCCAAGGCCATCGTGCGCTACGCCCGCCACCCGCTGGATATTGATGAGGTCCGCAAGCACATCGAGCAAGGCAAGCTGCCCACCAAGCTGGCGATGACCTGGGACGACCGTGTGAGCTTTGTCCTGACAGAAGGCCTGCAGATCAAGAACATCGCGCTGCTGGATGCAGTCATGGACGGCAACAGCAAGGACGACAGCGGCTTCGACACCGATGTGGCCATTGCCACCGGCGAGCTGTCGCGCCTGATTCCGGATCTGATCGAAGCACTGGGCGGCGAAGGCCGCACCCGCCTGGGCGACCTGCCCGCATCGCTTCAGAACGCGCCTGCTGCGGAAACTCTGCCAGCAAGCACTGCCAGGACCGCGCCCGCCCCGCACTGCGAAGCTGCTGGCGACGGTCCGGACCCGCTCTATGCCGAGGCCGTTGAACTGGTGCGCAAGGACCGGAAGCCAAGCATCTCCTATGTGCAGCGCAAGCTGTTGATTGGCTACAACCGGGCCGCCGCCTTGCTGGAGCGCATGCAGGCCGAGGGACTGGTGTCGCGCATGGATGGCAGCGGCAAGCGCACGCTTTTGACGCCGCCCGCCTAGGAGTCCAGCGCCAGCAAATGACTAGGCTCTATCAACTCACTTACTGCTCAGCAGTGCAAAGAGTAGGCAGTGAAGGCTTAATGGCCAGATCCAGGAAATCAAGAAGGTAGTCGCTTGAGCGTACGGATGATCCTGCCTATTGCTAGCTCTAAATGCCATAGTTGCAAACGTATCAATGCTCACAATTCCTATGTAAGTGTTTGCGTTAAAACGGTTTTTTCCATGAAATGGGCGTACCGTAGGGACAAGGCAATTGGTCAAATAACCTGCCTGTATAGATCCGAAACCTACAGCTCTCAAATCGATTGAGCGGCTTGAACTCTCCAGAGTTCAAGCATGCCCGAAATCGAGCTAAATCAAAGATGGGCAAGACGTGGCGCAGTCAATTGACCATCTAAGTGAGCTTCTGCCTCTTGTGCTTGCTCAAGCCTAGTCCCCTTTCGGAACTGCTTTCTTTTCCACTGAAGCAAAGCGAATCCTTGAGGATTGCTCAACTGACAAGACCGGAGACTTAATGCAACGTGAAGATCTAGCAATCACTATTGCTCCAGCGCCACAGGCGCTGCAACCAGAAATCATCAGTCACTCGATTTCTCACGATGACCATGCACGGTCGCCGAATGTGCCTATGAAAAATAGCGATGTGGACATCGACAATCCGGGCGCAAGGTCAGCGCAACCCTCCAATGATATGCAGCTGGAGGCTGAGCATGGTTGGGATGTATATCCAGATCGGATGGCGTAAGGAGTTTTTATGCATGAACTTTCTCAACGCAAAGTTCACGGCTTCTGGGAAAACCTGAAGTGCATGTGTTTCCCGTGGTCAAAAGCAGAAGCGCCGGAAACGAGCGCATCCCCAAAAACAGAAGGCAATAAGCTAGCCGGCTTTCAACCAGGAAACACTATTGCAGGAATCATGCTGACGCTTGCTATCTTTGGCATGATTGCTGCAGGCTACTTTGCTTACAGGTATGGGGCTTTCTGAAAAGCCTTCATTCTATTTCCAGGGGAATTTGCCATAAATAAGATAGCAAATATCTCCAATCTAGAGGGCCCGCCATCGAGCGGGCTTCTTTATTAGAGCAGGGCTGAGAAGCCTAAATTAGCGACAAGAGCAAGCGCTCAATGCCCATTCTTATTCTTTCAAGCCTGTCCCTGAAGCTCTTTCCCTCTTCCACAAGCCGCGCCAGATCGGACTGCTGCCTGGCCTCTTTAAGAGCCGCAAGATGCAGATCCAGCTTCTCCCGCTGCTTAGTCGCCTGCTCTTGCAATCGCTCTATCTCCGCCTGATCAGACGCCTTTGCGCTCGCTTTCTGTGCACGCTTCATAAGCAGGTCGATATGGTCCAGGCTAGCTTCGGATTCGCGGATGTGTCTGTCAGCCATCTGCTCTATCGTTTCCATCACGACCTCCTTGCAGTGAACCCACTGCCTTGCGAATCCAGCTGGCCTGCCTAAGAGAGCTGACTCCTTAAGAAGGAGCAGGTCAAAACTACCAGCAAGCCTTTCCCGTAAGGTACTGCAACGGACCTACTGATGCCAAGAGATCCGTTGCCATCCTTCAAGCAGCTGCCCGGCAATGCAAAGAGCTGGCTGGAGGTTCAGCTTCAGAAAATCAAGAAGCTTGTCTCTTGAGTTGCTCTTGCGGGAAGAGAGGCGGCAAAAGAAAAAGCTCACGCTTTTGGCGTGAGCCCTTCTTACAGATCGAAGAAGATTATTTGCGTGGACGGGCCAAGGCCACTCCCAGTGCGCGACCGCCAAGCGGCTGGTCATTCAGTGTTTCGATCGCTTTCTGGGCCTGCTCTTGAGTGCCCATTTCAACGAAGCCGAAACCGCGCGAACGGCCAGTGTCACGATCAATGATGACGTCTGCAGCGACCACATCACCGCAGCTGCCGAAATGTGTGCGCAGGGCTTCGCTGTCGATGGAATAGCCGAGATTGGTAACGTAGAGATTGGATTGCATTGTGTTCTTTCAAAGATTGCTCACGCATGTCAGCGATGAGCGGTTACAAGATTGATAAGGGTCAGCGGCGGCGCTTGAAGGCAGGTTTGGCCCCAGTAGCAGCACCAGTACGAGGAGGAAGATGGCGAAAGGTCACGCGCCCTTTGTTCAGGTCGTAGGGCGACATTTCAACGGTCACTTTGTCGCCTGCCAGAACGCGAATACGGTGCTTGCGCATCTTTCCGCCGCTGTAAGCAATGAGCTGATGGCCGTTTTCCAGAGTCACGCGAAATCGCGCATCTGGCAGTACCTCGTCAACTCGGCCCGACATCTCGATTAGTTCTTCTTTAGCCAAAGTGTCTCCTGTGAGTGAAGGATTCAGCCGCTCAGTTCAGCCTTTGGTTCAACACCATGTTTCGCCCTTCAGTCAGGGCATAGTTAGAGGCAAGCGACTCGTTAGAAAACTGGGGAACAAATCGAATGACGCGGTCATATGCACCGCGGCGAATGGAAACGGAAGCCAGAAATTGGCCGCTGGAGCTCGGCTGAGTCAGAGGCGTGACCGCATAGCGGCCAATCTGCTCTGTAATGTTTTTGTGCAGCATGAAACGGACGGCTGCACGCACGATTGCGCAGACCGTCAAATGAGATAGGGAAGGCCCGCTCTGAATGCAGGGGGGCAACGCAGATCCATAAGGATGTTCAGGATCTGGGGGAGTTCGCCTAGAGGGGAGTGACCACCGCGTGCTTTGCAAGAAAGAGCGGCTACCTGCGGCCAAGGGGCGGCATTGGTGTCAGACAGGCGCTGTTGGGGCGAACGGCCTGAACAGCGAGTGAAACCAGTATAGGTGAATTGAAAGACCTTGGAATCACAACATTCAGCCTCACTGAAGGACGCGGTCCTTGGAGGCGGTCGAACGATACCCCTCGAAAAAGAAATCAATAGACCTGTCTGCAGTAAGCCTGTACCGTGAGGCAACTGTTTGGAAATTTAGCGAGAGCCTTGCAATGAGCACAACTAAAAAGTCGGCCGTCCACCATGTTGTGGAGGCCAAGCGATGGGAGCTCAGCCGGGAGAAAGAGCGCATCACCTATCCTCCCGAACATGCCGGCCCTGTACAGATGGACTGGCGCAAGCGCGAGAACTACTCAGCGACCGACCTCGACTATCGCGGCCGAAACAAGACCTAGAGGTCCCTCCACCCAATTGCCATTGCCCGCCTCGTGCGGGCTTTTTTATGAGGAGCAACGAGATGAGCAATACCAATCCAGACAAACGCTGCGGAAGCTGCGGCGCGCCGCTGCCTCAAGACTTCAAAGAGGAGCAAGGTCAGCCACTTCCTTGCGGCCACTGACAACCTCAACCTTCACAACTTTCCGGCCCGCCACTGAGCGGGCTTTTTGCTTTCTGGAGCCCTATGCGAGCAATTGACCTATTCGCCGGCGCAGGCGGATTCAGCACCGGCGCGGCCATGGCCGGCCTGGAAGTAGTCTGGGCGGCCAACCACTGGCCGCTTGCAGTGAGGTACCACGCGGTAAACCATCCAGCCGCAGATCATCTCTGCCAGGATCTGCACCAGGCCGACTGGAGCGAAGTCCCCGCCACAGAAATAATGCTGGCTGCACCCTGCTGCCAGGGCCACAGCAAGGCACGCGGAAAGGCAAGGGGCAATCCCCAGCACGATGCAAGCCGCAGCACCGCCTGGGCAGTTGTCAGCGCCGCCGAATACCTCCGGCCACAGGGCATCGTGGTTGAGAACGTGCCCGAGTTCCTGCAGTGGGAGCTGTTTCCAGCTTGGGAACTCGCAATGCAGAAGCTGGGCTACACGCTGTCCCCTCACATCGTGGATGCAGCAGACCACGGCGTACCACAGCACCGCGTGCGCATGTTCATCGTTGCCACCAAAAGCCGCGCACCACTGGTACTGGATCTGCAGAAGCGCGCCCACGTACCAGCCAGCGCCTTTCTCGACTTTGACTCAGGACACTGGAGCCAGATCGACAAGCCCCGCCGCTCTTGCGCGACCCTGGCACGCGTTGCTGCCGGCCGCGCCGCCCACGGCGACCGCTTTCTGGCGCCCTACTACGGCAGCGGCTCTGGCACCACTGGTCGAAGCCTGCACCGCCCAATCGGCACGGTGACGACAAAGGCGCGCTGGGCTCTGATTGACGGCAGCCGCATGCGCATGCTGACAGTGCCGGAAAGCTGCGCGGCGATGGGGTTCCCGAAAGACTACCAGTTGCCCCCGCAGACGCACCAAGCAATCCACATGCTCGGCAACGCCGTATGTCCGCCTGTTGCGCGCGATGTGATCCGCGCCCTCACTCAACAAATCTAAGCCCGCAGCCGCGGGCTTTTCTCATTCTGGGAGCCACCAATATGAACATGACGCCCTGCGTCCTCGATGCCTGCTGCGGCAGCCGAATGATGTGGTTCGACAAGACCGACTCGCGCGCGGTATTTGTTGACCAGCGCAGCGAAACCATCATCGTGACGGACAACTCGCGGGGAAATGCATCTGGCCAGCGTGTTCTGCGAATTGAGCCCGACTGTCTGATGGACTTCCGCGCGCTGACCTTCCCTGATAGCGCCTTCAAGCTGGTGGCGTTTGATCCACCTCACCTTATTCATGCCGGACCGAAATCATGGCTTGGAGCCAAGTACGGAAAGCTGGGGCCCGACTGGCGCGAAGACCTGCGCCAAGGCTTTGCCGAGTGCTTCCGCGTGCTGGAGCCAGGTGGAACCTTGGTGTTCAAGTGGAACGAAACGCAGGTGAAAGTGAAAGAAGTCCTAGCCCTGACATCTGAAAAGCCTTTGTTCGGCCAAGTCAGTGGCCGCTCGGGAATGACTCACTGGCTCGTATTCATGAAGGCGGCAGCCTAG